CATTTCAAGCACCTGCATTACTGTTTTTGCTTTTAGTTGCACTTTTTCATTTTCATCATCTTGAAGCAAAGAACATTCCTCTCGTATCATTTCGGCGCGATCTTGTAAGGATGGTTGAGTCTTTGTCTGGGTCGGTGAACTAATTTTATTACCCTTTTGATCATATTCTAAATCAGCATTCGTTGGATGATGATTTGAAGGAATTGGTTCTGGTCGGATAGCTATTCGAGTGATGTTGTATTGCTTGAATATTTGGATTGATTCATCATCTATTATCTTACCTTGTGGTAATAAAATCTCATGCCTCTCGATTGGAAAAATTTCATGGGTGGATTCATCTTCAAAATTTTCACACCATGAAGTGTACACAGGCCATGCTAATTCTTTTCCTATGATACTTGTTGCTAATAAATTCGGTGATAATTGTACTTCAATGAAATCAACATCTGACAAATCTGGAAAATATTTTACTGGAGATTCTTTCTGAATATCAGTTGATTTTTTGAAATCAGCGGGCTTTAATTTAACTCCATGATTTTGTTCAAGTTTATCGTATATTAATTTTTGAAGTTCCGAAGGATCTTTCACTTGTTTGAATAAACTTACTACAAGAGAAGCGCTAATAAGATTAGATTCAATAAACTCTTTTACTTCATTGGGAGCTTTTGAAAGTTTAAGCATATTATCTGCCTGTTGATATGTCAACCCCATCTTCGATGCGACCTCGGTACAAGAATACCCCATATCCATTAAATCCTGTGCATTTTTGGATTGCTCCAATGGCGTGAGTGGTTTAGCTGCGTTCGATGTGATATGAGCTATTACAATCTCTTCTTCTGAGGGTATGCCTGTAAAGGTAAATGAAGGTATTTCAATGTTTGATCCCTCTTCTTCAAGTATTCTAGCCGCTGCTACCCTTCGATGTCCCTTGATTACTACATATTTTTTAAGTTGAGGATCATAATATGTTTTGATTGGTTCCTCAATACCATGCTGGTAAATTAGATTTACTAATTCCTCCATATCGCCATAATCTGTTCTTGGATTAAGCCCTGGTTTTACATAAATATCGTTTACTGAGAGGATATAATTATTCTTTCCTCTTTTTTTTTGCTTTAATTTTGGATTTGTATCCATGACTTATGATTTTGAGATTGATAATACGACTAAAGTGTTTGTCCACTGAAGCTCATTGTTCTTATTTGTGAAGGATTTTCCATGAACATCGAATGTAACCGATACTTCATCATATTCTTTCAGATTATCTAAAAGGCCGCATCTCGCTTGAACGCATTGAAATAAGAGTTCATTGGGATACATCCCGTCAACGTATAAGACAAAATTCCTGTATTTGAATTTATCTGAAGGATTTTCTTCATTGAAAATTTTCTTAATTGCTCCTTTTTTTATAAACATATTGATTTTTATTATGATGACTATGTAAGTTATTTAAATGAATTCGAAATATTTTATTTCAATTGTGATTTATCGATCACCACAAAAATAGTATCAATACTTTTTCCTGAATATGTTGGCGTTTTGTTTTCAAACATTGAGGACATTGGATCCTTATCAAGAATTACCACGCTATCTATAAAATGATTGGTTTCTCCGCGGTGGGAAAACCAATTTCTCAGCTTTACTTCATGATAAATCAACTTGACTTTCCATCCGTATTCCGCCGCTTGTTTGATTTGTTTACGAACGACTGAATTTACGCCCTTCTTGTCTTTTCGATCTAAAGAGAAACCAAACGGAGCTGCTCCGGAGCTGTTCATACCTGTTTGAGTCATGTTCAACTGACCTTCATCCGTTGTCCAGATCATCCCAGTTTGTGAAAACTGTGTTACCATCCCGATTCTTTCCCCGGTGGAATAATTTTCGGTACATGAAGCCAATCCAAAAAAGGCTATAATAGCAATAAATATTCGCTTTTTCATAATTTATATTGGGTTTTACAAAGCCCTCCCAGAGCTATATATTAATTTTAAGCGCACTTCTTAATTTGCGACTTAAGGTGTTTCTTTTACATTTATTCAAGTGAATTCGAATCGTTTTTCGATTCTGATAATTTTGGTTAAAAAAGGAAAGCTATCAGGCGGAATCCTTTCCAATGTTTGTTGTAAAACTATTGAGGCAGTAAATACAATATGGAGTTTACCATCTAATTCAAACTGTATCGTTAATTTTTGTCCTTCAAATTTGGACGGACTGAGATCGTAACATATAACTTTGATTTCTAGGTTTAGAATCTGGTTCAATTCTGATTCAAGGTAAGCGCGGATTTCATGCAAGATCCTGTGTAGATCAGATTTTGAATTGGAAAGAATGACGATATCATCCAGGTACCGGAAATAATATTTTACCCTTTGATGCTGTCTGATCCAGTGATCAAAATAAGTCAGATAGAAATTGGCAAAGTATTGACTGGTATAGTTACCGATCGGTAATCCTGGATGGCTGTCAATAATCTCATCCAGAAGCCACAAAAGATCTTCATCTTTAAACTTCTTACGTAAAAGTGCCTTTAAGATTCCATGATCCACCGATGGATAAAACTTGTGAATGTCCAGCTTCAAACAATGCATCGTTTCACGCGAATCTTTCAAAGCTTTTTTAAGGTTTTCTGAAGCCGCATGTATTCCTTTGCCTTTGATGCATGAATAGGTATCATTGGTAAAAATGTTTGAAAATATCGGGTCCAGGATATTTAAAATAGCATGATGGGTGATCCGGTCAGGAAAGTACGGAAGGCGGGAAACCAACCGTTCCTTTGGTTCATAAACCGGAAACATGGAGTATTCGGAAGTTCTGTATTTCCGCTTCTTCAATACATTATGCAGCAAAACAATATTTTCCGGTCTGGACTTGTCATGTGAACGCACACCTGGCTGTTTAGATTTCCCACGCCTAGCATGGCGGTCTGCCAATTCCAGATTTTCAATACTGATTATTCTTTCAAATAGACCTTGATAACGTTTCATTTTCCTTTGTTTATTGGTGACCTTCCCCACAGGTACCAGCCACCGTTTTTAAACTGTATTTTTTTTGCCATGTTGGCAAGGTCTGCATCACCTGAAAAAACATAGGTGTGGACTGAGAACCGAGTTCGTGTTCGTGTTCGTGTTATTCGAGTTGTTGAACTGGAAGCCCGTCAAACGAACTAACCCTCAGACATGGCGATGCACAACCTGTTTCAATTATTGTTCGCTACCCTTCATCAACCTGCGTAGCACCGGTTCCGCTACTTCAGCAAAATGCCGGTCTTGTGCGGGCGTGGGTTGACAAAGGAGTGGACCGAGAACCGAGAGCGTGCGCGTGTACGTGCGATTCGAGCCGTCGAACCGGAAGCCCGTTGGATTCTCAGGACGGATTTTGAGATCATACACGCCGGTGCATTTTAGTTGATTCGGATTTTTATAATCAGGTTTGAATCCCATTCTGATCGCTTTTCCAACAACGAGGGCTTTATAAACGTCCTGAATCACTTCCTGAAATTCTGGAAGAATACCTTCCGTTCCTGGCAATACATCCGGATTCGCTCCGGCCGCTTCAAATGCAGCTTCAATTGTTTTGATTTCTTTGTAATCAGTTACTTCTTTTGATTTATTCATGATAATTAATTGTTTTACACCTGACTGGCGGTGCGACCTTATTTGTGATTAAATTTTGTGAATTTGAGAATCCTGAAAGATTCAAAAAATGTTCTGGCAATATGATCGCTGGTTTCTTCATCGAAAACGGCAAGGAGTGGACCGAGAACCGAGGCCGTGATCGTGAACGTGCGATGCGAGCCGTCGAACCGGAAGCCCGCCAAACGAACTAACCCTCAGACATGGCGATGCACAACCTGTTTCAATTATTGTTCGCTACCCTTCATCAACCTGCGTAGCACCGGTTCCGCTACTTCAGCAAAATGCCGGTCTTGTGCGGGCGTGGGTTGACAAAGGAGTGGACCGAGAACCGAGAGCGTGCGCGTGTACGTGCGATTCGAGCCGTCGAACCGGAAGCCCGTTGGATTCTCAGGACGGATTTTGAGATCATACACGCCGGTGCATTTTAGTTGATTCGGATTTTTATAATCAGGTTTGAATCCCATTCTGATCGCTTTTCCAACAACGAGGGCTTTATAAACGTCCTGAATCACTTCCTGAAATTCTGGAAGAATACCTTCCGTTCCGGGCAATGCATCCGGATTCGCGGCGGCCGCTTCAAATGCAGCTTCAATTGTGTTGATTTGTTTGTAATCAGTTACTTCTTTTGATTTATTCATGATAATTAATTGTTTTACACCTGACTGGCGGTGCGGCCTTATTTGTGATTAAATTTTGTGAATTTGAGAATCCTGAAAGATTCAAAAAATGTTCTAGCGATATGATCGCTGGTTTCTTCATCGAAAACGGCAAGGAGTGGACCGAGAACCGAGCGCGTGACCGTGCTCGTGTCATTCGAGAAGTCGAACCGGAAGCCCGTCGGATTGGAATCTGATATTTTGTGATCAAAGATAGGAATCCAATGAAGTTCTGAACCATCAAAAACAGGTTCACGCCCATCCCTGAAAAATTCATAAACCAAGTCAATTTTCTTACTTTCAGTACCAACGATATCCGAAGGATCGTCGCTTTTGGGAAGATAGTTTTTAGGATCAACCCCCATTTCCCGGTATAAATCTTCGTACCCGTTTACTCTTTGGATCAAACTGGGAACAAATGCTTTCTTGCCAAAAACATATTCCAATTGTTTTTTACCGTCTTTGGAGGCTGTTTTATAAGCCTCGACAGCTTTTGCCGTCAGTTGTTCTACATTGCTCATTTTTATATTTATTATTGGTTAAATTCATTATAAATCATTTCTCCATTTTCATTGAAAATCTGAACTAAAAAAAATCCTGAAGAGCATTTATCCATTTCTGAAAATTTGTTTTCGAACATTCTCTTCCGCATGCAGTCACAGGAATAATTTCCAAATTGGAAATTATAAATTAAGGTTTCTTCATTTACGCACCAATCTGTGGGAAGATTTATTTTTATTTCCTTGCGAGATGAAATTTCAAGAATAGTAACGGATACCATCGCCGCTTCTTTTAATTATGATAAGACATTACTGCTCGGGTGCTTTCCTATATAAATATCATAATTGGAATCAGTGGGCATCAAAAGAAATAAACTTGGAAGTAATTTAATATTGTTTTCTTTGCTGAAAATCTTAAATTCAGCTGATTCAATATTCGATTGATTTGTTTTAATTGCCCATCCTGGGAACGAATCAAAGGTCGCCATACATCATTATTTAATTGGTTGGTACAAATTAATGTTTAAATAATGAATTGAGCAAGTGTTTTGCAAAATTTATTTGTTCCTTAAATATTCGAGACGTTGAGATGCCAGTATTTTTAATGATTTCTTAGGCAATATTAATTCCTGAATTTTGTTTTTATGTTTTTCCATGACCTGAAATTTAGATTTACTCATGGAAGTCAGATGCCAATAATCGCAATGATCGCATTTATAATAGCTTTGAATTGTTTTATCTGAAATATTCGAAGCATTTATTTGTCGTTGCCGGTCCCGCGCTCTTTTAGCGGATTTAAAACAAACTTTTCCAGTGATGCCGCAATGTCTTTTCATGATCAAGTTGAATAACTAAAAATGGGAAGGTTAAATCTTCCCATTTCTATCTACTGAGAACTGATACCAAACCAAATAGTAGCGACAGGTGGAATCGAACCACCGACCTTGAGATTATGAGTATCACGAGATACCCCTTCTCCATGTCGCAAGACGAAGGTAAGAAATCATTTTTTACTGTCAATAGTTTGAGAGTCTTTTTTACTCAAATTTTTGAGCATTGCGATAAGTTCCGGCTGTGGATGACAATCTGATTTATCTTTTCTTACAGAAACATGGGTAAAAATACCAGGAGCACCGGATAAAGCACGATCGCATAATTCCCAAATATCATGGTTATAATCTTTAGGAATGGAATAAGTGTCGCAGAGATATATCAGCAGTTGGCGTAACAATTCGATTTGAACATCTGTATATTTTTCGAAATATCGATATCCATGCCATTTTTCACGGTAATCTACTACATTTTCCGGTAGTATCTCGAAACCCGTATAGCTATAGAATTTGGATGGGTCTTTTTTTACAAATACCTTGTTTTTTGTATATCCTCCTTTTTCTATCCCTCCCCAGTTACATATTTCTATCGCAACGGAGCTTTTATTCAATGAAAGATTGGCTGCGACTTTAGTGCCTAAATGATGCGCCCATTGCCCGGAAGAATAGCACTGGATAATTTTATCATCTGAAATAATAAAGGCAGTTCCTACCCTTTCAGAATTTGAATTCCATCCATGAATTACATTTGCTGCATTTTTGGAAGAGACAGTATGATGGATATAAATCTGTTTCTTTGAAACCTTGTCGGAGAAAAATTGATCCGATTTCAATGGCTGCTGTACTATTTTTGACACATCAAGTTTATTCATAGTTATTTTGTTATCAATATAATTGTTTCAACGATAGCTATTCCCAAAGCTGAGAAAAAGGATAATCTCAGGATTTTTCGGTTGTCAATTAACCGATTATTTTCTGAATTAAGATTTTCTATTTGTGCATTCTGGTTTTGAATTATTGTGGAATCATTTGAAATGATGAGATTCTTTTTTTCAATATCCAATCTTAACTGCTCGCTTAAATATTCGCATTCTCTGATTTGATTTTTAAGAATAATTTCATTTTGCATATATACTTTAAGCAAAATTGATTTCTGTGCGAATAATTGCATTTCTGATCTATTCACACAAACAGTATCCCTCTTTTGCGAGAGGGAATTAAATACAGAAAACATTATCATTAAAAAGAAAAATAATTTTTTCATGGAATGTATTTTAAATGTGCAAAATGCTTCCCATTTTCCGGGAGCGTTCCATCGCTGGTGAGTTTTACCCAAGTCTGTTTCACCGAATTACCAACATTACCTCCTTGGGCGATAGCATACTTTTCACCGTCCTTCTTTCCGAAATCGATTACTATATCTCCATGAGTGGGAGTAGTTCGAGTGATATTTGCGAGTTTTTGTGTTGATCCGGACCTATTCTGCACAATGATATCTCCAATTTCAACCTTTTGTTTTTCAGATGGAGAAAATGCCCAAAAGGAGTTCTTCATTTTCTTTGCCCGGTTTTCTTTTGCATCTACCACATAGGAAGCATGTGTGGGTCGTCCTTTAAAATTTTCGTACCCGGACCGCAATACCAAGCTCGAAATATAAGCGGAACTCCAGGGATATTTAGAATGAACCGCTGGATCCTGCATACTTTCTGCATCGAAATTAATACCTGCATACTTCCAGTAATCAACCAATACATTTGAAACAGCCTTCTCAGCTTCCTTTTTCCCATTCCAAAAAATATAATCAGCCTTCGCATTCGCAATGAGTCGATATCTCTCCTTGTGTTTGATTCTTTTCCACGCGATAATTCCAACAACAATAATTGCGGCGAATACGCTTACAATAAGCGCAGACATAATCATATTTCTCTCAGAGCGGGTCATTGGCTATTTCTCTCAGTTCTTCATTGGTTTTATCCGTCAATTCTGAGATTTCCTTGGCTGCAGTTTTTTTATTTGTTACAATGACTGATTCAACTGAATCCTTGAAATTTTTGTAAACCTCTATTCTTTTCTGGTATGCATGTCGGTCAATAAGAAATTGTTCATTGGTGGATTTTAATTGTTCAGTTGCATCTTTGAGTTTGGAATCTGTCTGTTTCCATTTGAAAATGAAAACACCAAAAATAACAACAAATGCAGAAAGTAAAACGCAGAAAATTATAGCGAATATGTTTATTCTCTTTTCCATAAAATAATTGATTATACTTCTCCAATTAAAATCGCTGCGCTTCCAACTGGGATCCGAATAGAATAAGATGACTGCACCATTTGACAATCTGTGAAATTCATTGACTTTCCCTCACGTACCGGAATTTCTCCAACAGGTTGTCCAAAAAACTTCTGGTTTTCTCCTGTATATCCAGTTGCATAGCATGTGCCAATATCCGCAGTTATTTGAAATCCGTTCACCTTAGATTCACTTCCTGGTATCGTATAGACTATATCTTCCGATCCCGCAGTATTATCTACATACTTTGTTAATGTTTTCAGTCCTGATGGTGTCATTTTGGAATAATTAAAATGATTATTAAATTCTTGGTGGAATTACGTTTCCTACTATAATATCTTTTTTCATTCAATCTTCTTCTTGCGCTAGATTTGACATTTGCAGTTCGTCAGGAATTGAGCCTTCAGGAATTGAGCCTTCAGGAATTGAGCCGTCTCCCAAAATTTCTTTGATTGATAATTCATCCACAACTAATCTCCTGTTGAATTTCTTTGTCACCAATACCTTGAGTTCATCTTTCTCAATGAAAAGAACATATTGCACTTCTGGCGAACAGATTGATTCATACTCCTGTTTCAATATAGGGTTTTCAGATATATTTTCATCTCCCACTCTTTTCTTGAATTCTCGTTTTGATTCTGCGACTATTTCCTTATCGAAATACAAGTCTAGCATCTGTCCGAATACTTTGGAAATAATACCTCCAATAATCGGACTGTCCAAAGACTCCAGTTTGCTAAGTTTTTCAGGATTTGTTCTCAATATTCCATTTCTTGCTTGATTTGGATAAAAAGTAACAAATCTTACTCTTGGACGAAATTTTTCATCAAACCAGTAGAAAACATAAATGTGAGCTTCCGATGGTTTACGATCCAACGCGGCGGCATGCTGTACCACAGCATCTTTAATTTGATCCTCTATCATTTGAGGCGTTATCCCGTATTGAGATATATTCATACTTTTTAAATCCATACCATTTTTTTTAGATATTCGGTTCAAAGATATAAATATTTGTACCAAATTTTAAAATAGTTTAAAATTTAATCTTGGCGCTTTGATTTGTTATTTGTTTTGGTAATTAATTTCTTCCATTCGTTTGGAATTATGTTTTCAAAATACTTAATTCCTAATTTCAAATAATTTGTCTTTCCTGAATTTTCCATATTCTCAAATACTGATCGTATCTCTATCCCGGTAAAAAATAATATGCAGAATGTAGGAATGTTTAACTTTAGATTCATAACATCAAAATGAAGCGCATTTTTAAATACCCAAGTATCTATAGCGAAAGCCAAAATAATATAAACTGAGTATTCAAGGAAAATTTTTCTTCCCATCTTTTTCAATCCTTCCGCTTTGATCTCTCTCCAGAATGTATAGCGCAAAGGATTGAACTTTATTCCCTTCATTTGGGCATTCGCATTTATCTTGGTTAAGGTATTTAATACGGTGGCAAGACAAAATGTGAGTAAAATTCCCCGTAAATCGTAAGTTGAAAACAACCAACTAAAAAACGTCACAAATAATAGATATGCTTTGGTTGACTTAATAAACGAAACAGTCGTGGAAATCCATCCAATGACTACTTCTGTTATATTTTGATGCTCAGTTTTTATCTGCATATTATTTCTTGGCCAATTGTGCTTGAAGTGCGCAAATCGTTGAGATAGCAGATCCATATTTTGCGATCTGAATTACTGCTTCAGGCAAAACGCCTGGTTCAACCTTATCATATGCCAAAATGGCAAGACAAAACGAAAGTCCGGAAAGCATGACGGATCGTACATTTTTCCAAAACTTTGGAGTGGGAGCCAATAGGCGATAGATGATTTTTTCAGAGTTATCTTTCATGGTATGAGATTATTTATTCATATAATTTAATGAATTGTTATACAGAGAGGAAATAGACTGCGCAGCAACTACGATGTTGTTTACCGTGGTGCCAGCTGACCAGATATCAGTTCCTCCAGCATTTGAATTAACCGTAATTGTGAATGCTGTAGGATTATAAATGTAAATCATAAAACCTGTATTGCCAGCCAAAGCAGGAAGTGTAAATACTGTATTTGTGGTACCCGTATAAGTAATGTGTATCTCCTGATTCAATTGGTTTATAGCATATGTGGCAGTAGATACTAAAATATTGTCAGATGTTCCCTGTACCTTTCCTTCAAGTACGATGTTTATAGCAGAAATTTCAGTAGTCGTAGGATTTTGAGTAATTGTATTTTGGTTTGATCCGTCATCAACTTTAGATTCAATTAATCCTATTTCCTGATGCCTTTCACTTATTCCTGTACCGTTTATCAGTGTTGTAGTTGATGTACTTGGTGTTAATGAAGTTGTGTTGTTATTTACACCTCCTGAAAGTTGATAAGATACTGATGTTGGCGTTATTGATTCAATAGATGTACTTGAACCATTTGTAGAAGTTACTTCGTGTAATAGTTCACTTTGATTTTGAGTTGTCTCACCAGATGCGCCAGGCGTATAAACCTGAGAATTTGGTGTCACAACCGAAATAGATGTCGGTGTTATAGTACTTGTGCTTTCATTACTTCCCTGTATGACAGATGAATTAATTTCTGTGGGTGTGTTTGTAACGAATGTACTTGCACCGGAAATAGGGTCACTCGATTCCATTGAAATACCTCCTGAGCTAGTAGCAACTATGCCAAATCCTCCATCTGGCAAATCACTTCTTAAAAATGAAGTCTCTGCACTCGCTCTAACGGTTCCAATGAATCCATCTTGAGAATTTGTCATTTTGAACTCCGATGGAGATACATGGTTATTTGTGTTATAAGTTCCATCTGTTACAACCGTATTAATCTGATTGACGCTATATGATGTTTGAGCAAACTCACCTGTAGATGAATTTGAAACAGTGAATCCTGTTCCATCTGCGTCAAAAAGAGGATCATTTGAAATTTTCGACACAATATCTCCTGTATTTACTGTAGTTGTGCTGCTGATATGATTTGTCGTTATTTTACTAGTATTTCCGCTAGATACCTCTGTGACAATTACCTCAACTTTGTCTTTACTTATAGTTTCGCCTCCTGAAAATTGTGTGTCTGCCACATATGTATTAATTAGTGTCGCATCGGCATAAATTATCCCTTGCTCGGATGAACCTGGGCTATCCGCTACAACTTCATAAATAGCAGGCGTTATCGTCTGAGTGGTTGTGGTTGTTCCATCTGTTTGGCTGACTGTGAAATTACTAATACCTTGCGATGTCAGAGACGTATTTGTGCCATCTTTCATTTCTGACTTTACCTCATTCTTAGTTACTGAAAATTCTGTAATCTCAGCACCTGAGAATGTTTTTAAATTTGCTCCACTCGCTGAAAAATTATACGTTCCCGTGTTACTGAAATCATCTTCTGACAAAATATTTACTACATATGGATTAATTTGTTGAGTTGCAAAACTTGTCCCTTCCTCTACCTTAGTTTCGGCCTTTGTCCAATCTACAAATACCTTTGCTTTTTGGGTTCCATCACCTTTTTTAACTATTTGCTCTAATGAAATTGGCTTTATCTTCAATAGCGTTTCATCGGCATTATCATCGTCATAATTTTTAATCGTAATGCTGTCAGAACCGAAACTTGATTGAGAGTATTTTAACCCTGAATTATTGTCAGCATTTATCCCAACGTTTCCGCTCCCGGAAAGTATAATTTGACCAGTGTTTCCTGATGAATTTACAGCCTGAACGGAAACCGAACTATTTCCCGATGTGTTTGTTTGAACCGAAGCGTTTTTATTGCCTTCGATTGATTCCATTATGACCCGGTTGGTCGAACCATTCGCCTCTGATTTTACTTTTGATGATTTACCGGGACTCAAAGCCTGCTGGGTTGCGCTGGCATTTGGCGTTCCTGTTGTTGTATTTGATCCCTGTCCATGGCTGTGAATCGAAATAAAAGCGATCAAAATCGCTAAAATTGATTTTCTCATTTTTCTATTATTTGTTTAAATTTTACTTTATATACTCGCAAACTAATTCATCAAATGTACCTCCGGTAATATCGCCCCCGGTAGCCGTGATAATGATATTTCTATTCGCTATCGTTGTCTCAGGTGTTATTGAAATTTGTGAATAGCTTCCATTGTAATCTATGCTAACTGCTTCTAAAGATTGAAAATCTGGTGCATCATCTTCAATACTAAAAGTAAGAATGGGGGCTCCTGATCCAATGATATCAGTTCCCTTAGCCCATAAATCTTTCAATCTTTTTCCTGCCGGCATTGTCGTTGATATGGTAAAGCTATCCCCATCATTCAATGGATTGGTTGTAAAATTATATATGTCTGATAGAATCAATCTAGTTTGAGAATCGATATCAGCTATGGTAGCAAATACATTGCTTGCAGATGGATTATTTGCTCCCTGTATAGCGGCCAATTCATCTGGGGTCAATCCCCCACCACTTCCGCCAGCACCTCCGCCAGTTATTCCAAATCCTTTTTCTCCGATCATATCGCAAAATGTTTAATTCATCCAGGACTGATAAGTTCCATCTATATAAATCGGAATGTTGTCAAGGTATATTGGTCCAGATTCTGCACGCACTCTTCCCTGCACAATTATGTTCAGCTTATCTCTCCAATTATTAGTGCCTATAAATTGGGCATTTGCAATCAAAACCTGCATTGCGTTCACATTGTTAACAGTATACTTAAAAGGAATAATAGATCTTGAGGATGCCTTTATGACATAAGCCCTATTGAAGAAAATAGAACCGCAATATATATTGTTGATGAAAAGCTCTAATTCAAGTTTTGAGATAGTTATATTTAATCCGGTAGGGTTATTGATCCAGATAGGAATGGTAATGGTTGTTTTATCAAATGAAAATGAGTCCAGTTTTACACCTGGCGCAATTCCAAAATTGAAATTCTTTACCGCATTTTGTATCCTAAATCTTAAAAAAACAGCAGCAGCGATCAGCGCGGCAAGTATAAGAGCTATTAATTTTGTTCTATTCATTTTTTTCGGGTTTTAACTATCGTCAAAGCCACCGCTGTTACCACCAGTAGCAAAGATAATATAATGATCAATATTTTAAGATTTTTTTTTCGATCAGTCAATAATTTTTCTTTCTGTATTTGCGATTGCATGCTTGCGGCAGCATCTTTCAGATTAGATTCATATTTCGATCTGTTGTCTCCGTTTAATTCTGAAATGTATGGTGATTGTGCTATACTTTTCGCATAAAGCGCAATGTTTGAGGATAATTTTGCGGAATCTGGATATTTTTCCTTGATGAGCCTCGCAAAATCATAAAACGAATCTTGTTCAGTTTTATATACTCTAAATTTTAATCCAGATGAACTTGAAATTGAATAGGAACCATCCCAAAAACTATTTGGAGATCCAGAAGCCGTTATTCCAAAATGATTTCTTCTATTCATTACTCCATAGCTATCTCCCCACCCGCCCTCAATTGCTGCTTGGGAAAGAATTGCTTCTGGAGCAATACCAAATTTATCCGATGCTTTCTTAGCGAGTGGATAATATTTTTTTACGAAATCTACGGCTTTCATTCAATTATGGAATTATACCATTCAAAAATGATAGGCTTCCGGTCCATTTCTTATCTGCTGAAGAAATTGATGAGGATGCAGCCGTTGATGAACCGATACTTTCATCATATAATTTGGTTCCTGGGAAATAATATGAATTGAGTTCTGTAAGTTTCTTTTTGAAATCAGTCCAATTGGTCCTGACGCTTGTAGAACCTTTTAATCCGTTAATCTTTTTCACAGCATTATGAGTTTTTTCTCCAAATACGCCATCTTCGCCGATGATTGGCCAGGTAGATCCACCAGGCTTAAGGTTTATTTTTTTGGCCAGTTGGTTATATCCGTTTTGAATCCATTGGACTTCTTTGGCCCTCATCGCAGGATTATCCCAATAAAATGAAAAATCATTTCCTCTTAGTTGCAACGCAGTAGATGTATTCACACTTTTAGTGGTCGATCCTGGAGATTTATTTTCCGATTCCGCAGCCGCATTTGCGGCATCTGCCGCCTCTTTATCTAGTTGAGATTGTCGTGACTTCTGAACAAAATGAAAAATTAATGCACTGATTATAATAACGGCCAAAATTGAAGCTGATACGATTAAAATTGTTTTTGTTGGGTTTGATTTTGCCATTTTTTTTCTTTTTTAAAATTATAGTATTCCATACCTGCCAGTATCGCAAATATTACGATAAATAAAATGAAATAAATTTTTCCAATATTATTTTTCATTTTCAAATTATTTTATCAATCCGTTATATTTAAGTACTTGTTCCGCTTCTTCTCGCGTGTAGTTATTCTGAGATATCTGCTCCTGAATCAATGCTTCATAGGGGTCAATTGGTCCAGAGCCAGCCGATATTGACTTTTGTTCATCCTGCTTTTTTTTCGCATTTATGATGATTGCTGCAATAATTATAACCGTAATGATTACGCCGACTATTACAACTGTTTTTTTGTTGGATTTTACTGCCATACTATTTATTTTTTAAATGGTAAAAATGTTACTACGTCTGCGCGGACCCAAAGTCCATCCTGAAGTTGAAACCAAGTCATCGGAGGGTTTTCAGCTCCTTGTTTGTATGCTTTCACTTTTCCTACATAATTTCCTTTATTCACTTTTTTTCTGATATTTGTGGCAAACGCGAATCCGGAACCAGTGAGCATGCCTAAATATATGTCAGCGGTTGACATATTATCAACCTTAGCACTTGACCTGAGATTTACTCCATCTTTTTTGGCTATCAATACAGCGCCAATCAATTCTGATCCGGGATTAATTAATTCTCCATTCCTATTGAATTTCGGACGAATATATCCATCATTTGCTGCTATAGCGGCCTGTGTTTGTTTCGCTTCTTCTTTAATTCGTTCTTCTTCTTCAATTTTCTTTTCCGACATTCGCTTTGAAAAGTGATAAATTATGGCAGCGGATACCGACAATACGATCAAAGAAGAAACTACGATCAATACTTTATGTTGTTTTTGAAGTGCCATTTTATTTATAGTTTACTTTCTTAGCTATGGTAGCTCTCAATAGGGCCAAATCTACCGCATCTCCCTTGTATGCAGATAATAAGTCGTTATAAAGTGATCTGCCAAATAGGCTTCTATATTGATATGCGACTACCGATAAATCATCGTAGTTTTTAACTGCATAAAAAGCTTTTGTTATGGCTGATTCATCCTCACTGAATAAACCAATGCTATCATTTACTGATTGTGCTATTACGCGCCCGGCAGCATCTGAAATTTGCGGATTTGATTTTTTCCACCTGGTTTCATTAAATGCATCTGCAAGATTCAAATTACTTTGTTTCAAAATCAATGATTTCAAAGATTCCCGCGCAGATTTTCTTTGAATATTTTTGTAAATAATCCAAGAAACCAAGGCTGCAATAAATACTGACCCCGCAATAATTATAGTATTTCTGATCGCTCCCTTTTTCATTTTTGTTTTGGTGGATTAATTTTAAAATAAATTCCCAATGCGATGGCCGCTAGAATAATGACAATAGCCACCGTGATCCACATATTCGCCACCTTAGTCAAATCATCAATTGCGTCTCCTGCTGAATCAAAGAAATTGGATGCGGTGATTTGAACTCCCTGCCCTGACATATAGTCTCTGAGCGCTGAAGTATTGGCAGTAGATTGTGAATCTCCTCCGGTATTATTCCATGCTTTCAACCAATACATATTCGCTTCACGTTTGGTGAAAATCTTTCTCAATTCCTTATGGAACTGAATCCACTTGGCCGCTGAAGCGCCAAAGGATGGAACAAATTTTTCTATTCCTGTATCCATTTTTTATCCTTTATCGTCTTTTCTCTTACGCATATTGTTGAGTATTAAAGCTACAACAACAACTATCAATAAAATATATCCTATTTTCATGCTGTTTGTTTTTTAATATGGTTTTCCAAAAATTTTGCCGGCGTTTATTTCACAAGCAAAACTCATCATCAATTTAATTCTATTACGATTCTGTTGTGTATCTACCCGCTTGAATGTTTCCTTGAATGCCTTCACATATTCGCTTTCTCCATATCCAGCTCCCAGGTAAACACATAGTCCATATTTGTCTGCACCTTCTTCAGAATCTGCCGGAACTCCATGCAATGGATTCTTGTAAAAGTGTGCATACTCATGGCAAAGCAAAGCCATTTGACCAGCGAAAGTATATTGTGACAACAGCAATCGATCAACTTCAATAATTCCGGTTTTTGAACCGATCTGGCAAGGGCTTTGAATCCTGTTTCCAAAATAATCCTTCAGTCCATCCTGCAACACGATTTTAAATTCACCAGAAGGAGACTTTAAAATGTACTCCGATGGCTTTATCGTCTCCAGTAACATTCCAAGGCAAAATGATTCCGCGAATCGCACAAACTCCCAGTCCTTTTTACCCATATTTACATCATAGGTTCGAAGTTTTACTGGCGTTGCTTGGCATCTTAAATTTCCAGGTATATTGGTACGAACATTTACAATCAGTTTTTCAGGAGAAACGGGAAGTTTAAGAATTACATTCTTTGCACCGTCAACAATATCATTTCTTTCACAGAAAATGATTCCACTGTTTAGCGAATATGCAGTTGAAATTATTTGGCATGGATTTTTAGCCTCAAATTTCAAGTGAACATCGATTCCTTTTCTATTTGTTGACAGGTAATAATTCATTTATGCTTTTTTCCTAGTGAAAAATAAAACTGCGGCTATAATTAAAATCCCAGAAATTACGGATACAATGATTATTGTTTTGTTTTTATTCGTTGTTTCTTTAATTTTCTTCTCAACCTCCTTGGTATTTTCTACTGATTCATCTGGAGTCAGCTTGGATCCGGGTATTTCAGAACTTGGATTCAACTCGTTTTTAAGCGTTAATCCCAAACCACCATCAATCTTCTTTGAATATGTTCTAGTAGTTATTTTAAGTGCCTCCTGATCCGTCATGCTGCATCAGTTGATTTGGAATATTTGTAAATTGCAAATACAGCCAATGCCGCCAAAGCAACGAATATTGAAATCTTGATAAAGTTCTGGCGTTTATCCTTATCGATTTCACCCTGCGTTTTCATCGTTACAACTTCTTCAGAAACTTTTGATTCTGGCAAATCTTTTGAAGCAGTAGGGGATGTTGTTGCAGGTGTATCCATCTCGTGCGCAACCACAGGAGTCTCATGTAATCCAGTTGAAGGATCTGCCAGTATAGGTCCAGTAGTAGGCGAAGAAGTGACAGATGGTGCTGGTGCGGATCCAATAGTTCTTACTGGCTTGTTGAGGTTTAACCTTTCTTTTTCGAATACAATGCCTGGTATAAGCGGGGTCGTTATATTCAAAGGTAAATCTTTAATTCCCCCTGTACTCCTGTAAAATAATTCCGTTAATTGATTTCTTCCTCGAGTCATATTCATATTTTTATTTATTATTTCTTCTTTGCTTTGTAAATGAGAATTCCTGATACAATAACTGCAATGACAATGAGTGAAAAAATTAATTGCCTATTTCTGCGTTTTCTCAAATCTTCTTCGCTCAGCTCATTAACGGTACCGTAATCCTGATTTCCAGAAGCTAAATTATTATACCCTAATGAACTTACCATATAAAGCGTATCAATAAAGTTTTTCGGATTTACTTGTTCTTCTTCTCCCATAAATCAAGTTATTTAGCGGATTTTGGTTTCTTAAGAAGAAGCCATATGGTTAGCCCAACGATCGCTACAATTCCAACAATTATTGCAATGTTCATAGCGGCGGCACGGTTATTTTTAGTAGATTTTTCATCTACCATATCAACCGTTGGAACTGGATTTTCATTTTTTGAAAAAATAGATCCCAGAAAGAAAATAGATTGTGCAACCTTGCCTGTGTTCTCCAAGGCAGAATTCCAATCAAATGATTTCTTTTCCTTTTCCTTGGTTGCATTGGATGAAGAACCTGAATTTAGCTTTCCTCCAGAAGATAATATCTGGATTGCCTCTTCCCGGTTATATCCATTTTCTTCCATTTCAGCTTTGATGAGTGCTTCTTCTTGTTTTGAGAAGGCCCCGCTTTTAAACGACAATTCTATTGCCCTGGTGGTTTGAGGGGTTGGCACCGTAGCTGGTCGCAAATTTGAACTGATTTCAGCAAACTTGTATGGTTTTGGATTTCCAATATATCCTGCCAAACCATTAATGAACATTTTATTGCCCGACTTGATGGCATTCTTTACCTTATCCTTAAGAAGGGAAGAAGAAGCAAAGGTAAGATCTTCTCCATAGACCTGCTTATATAGATCAACCATAACATCCCGGTTGTTCGTGACTGTTTCATCCAGGAAAATCAGTCCCTGTTTGTACAAATCCTTTGGAGATGCATCTGATTCACGAATCTTTTGCAAAGTCGATTTTGTTTCTAATATAGTGTTCATTTTTTAAATATTATTGGTTTAAGCATTATCAATCCAGCGATACCTACTCCGATTCCCCATCCTTTTTTCCCAATCATGAACAGCACTACTGCTGCAATAACTAACGTGTAAGCTAAATTTTTCTGAATTGAGTCTTTAACATTTCCCTTTCCACTTTCCGGTGTTTGGTCTGCAGACTGAAAAAAAGGAATTGAAATCTTTTTCTCTTGGGGAACTTCTTTCATAACAACGGCTACATTCTTTTCCTGAACGAATTCATTTCCGTTTATTTTAAGCATTCCATTATTCATATTTTCAGTCAGAATTCCGATTTTGGTATTTGCCGGATATTTCTTTACCAGGTTGCCGTTCGCATCCACGGACGAAATATCTATCAAAGCGATCATTTCATTCATAACTAATTATTTTTTGGGGCAAAAATTTTGTAAGCAATGAATATCAATGCAACTGCTACAATTATTTTGAAAAGCTTGTCATTGAACAATTTATTCATATGAGTTTCATTGTTCAATTTTTCTACCATAACCGCCAATTGGTTTTCATAATATTTGTCCTTCTGTTCTGCCGTCTCATTTATGATTGTCTTCTCATCATTACCCGTCACTTTAAAATGCGACTGACAGCCGCAAGCAGTATGTTTTTTTTCATCAGATTCAATTTCTTCTACGATAATATCTGTTGATTCGAAAAGTTCTTTATCCGGATGGATGTCTCGAATCCCTCTCAATAGCATTTCCTGAGAGCGCGGGGATCCTTGTCTCATTATTTGTATCATACATTTATACGCTTCCACTGAGTTCTTGGGACTCATGGGAGTAAGGGAATGAATCAGCAGGATAGCTTCCTGAGGATTCTTTTCACAAACATATCTGTAGATATTTGTTTGATGGGGGCTACTATCGTTCTTCTGTGATGGAAACATAAATATTATTATTATTTTCGGCGAGAAATGACAACTATTACTAGAATAATCACTGCGACTCCCAGAATTATTCCACCTATAATCAATCCCTTGTTAGCGGAAGAAGTATTTTCTGTGGATGCGTCTCCTGTTCCTGCGCTTGCACTTTTGGCTAAATCCAATTTTACCTTTGCAGATTCGGAAATACATTTATCATAAGCATCTCGCTTTGATTTCTTAGCCCAGAAAGCTGGTTTTAATCCACAAATTGCATCATTACGGTTCTCCATAGCAGAAGCCGTTATTGTTCCAGCTCCTTGGATACTGGCACCGATTCCTTGAAAAATTCCGTCGATCATATGTATTGTTATTTAGCTTTCTTACGGCGTCTGTAAATAATGTATGCAGTGGTTGCTAAAACAATCACTATCACAGAAACGATAATAATGTTTCTCATTTTATTTGAGCTTTGCTGAGCAGCTTTAAGTTGAAAATCTCCTGCTTTTTCAGCGGCAATTATTGCTGCTTGACGCGCACCCTCTGCTTCAATTTTAGCTCTCTCAAGATTAGCTTTAGCATCTCCTGCTGCGCGTATAGCATTAGCATTAGCATCAATACCTTGAGATGCTAATGTTTGTTGTGCTATTTGATTCGCTGCATCTGCCTGAAATACTCGTAATTCTGCTTGATCCAATTCCCAAGCGGCAATTTGAGATTGCAGCTCTTTTATCATATTCTCGCTATGAACCATCACCTGGTAGTTTTTCTCTATTTGCTCTTGATACTTTTCCCTACCTTTCTTATCTCCGGCTCTCAATGCATCTCTTTGCGCCCACGCTTGATTTCTATATTGAGTAGCTTGAGTTAATCTAGCTAGATAACCTACAGATGGATCTGGATTTGATATTCTATTTTTGTTCTCATCTATTTTTTCTTGTAAATATTTGAGCCTATCAGTGTAATACTTTGGATCAAGAGATGGTAACGAATCGCCTGCAGCTCCAAAGCTTTTCTCTAATTGGCTTGATCTTTTAATACTTCGATTCCAATCTATGTTTCTAGTTTGAGACATTTTATTTCGAGTTTTATTTTGAAAATAAAAAAGCGAGAAGGACATAAGTCCGTCCCGCTTTTTGGTCCTGAATGGTGATGGAAAACAGGGTGTAATTATTTGGTTCCGAAAGTTCTCAAACGCTGCTGAGTAAACTCCTGAATCGGTGCGCTTCCTTGCAAAGTATCTCCAACATTCACTTTTGCAGAGATGAAGAATGAAATCATGATCTCAGTTGCTGGCTTCACCTTGTATGTCATGTATGTCGAACCATCAATCTTAATAGGCGTAACGATATCAATCATGTTGTTTGCAAACTGGTCTGGTGATCTGTATGAACTTGTATTGATCGGGCGGTTTGCTCCAACGGCATTCGCAGTTTTTCTGTATAGCTGGAATGGTCGGATAAGCTGATTCAAATCAGAAGTTTCAACACGCATCAGTGCAATTTCGAAATTCTGAGTAGAAGATTGTTTAAGCAACTGGACGTAATCAACTGAATCCATTGTGATTTCAATGTCAGCATCTGATCCATAATTTGTTTGGGAAGAGTAAATGTCATTCCCGAACAATACTGCTGTTTGCTCCGTTAGTCCTACATTTTTAATGTTTACGATATACGGTTCAGTGGATGTCACTGCGGATCCCGCAGCCATGAAATACGGATCGGTATCAAAACCATCGGAAGCACCTGTTGCTCCGAAGAATGTTTCATTGCCATTCGCTTCACGCGAATATTTTTCTACTGTGGATGCAGGAATTCTACCTGGAAGCATCGCTAATTCGTTTCTTTTCATCTTTCTCTTTTTAAGAAATTTTAAACTGTTTTTTTAACTTCTGAATAAACTCTCCGCCTACACGGCTGGAGCGGTACTTTCAGGTGTACCGGTAACATTCACAGTAGTGATTGGAGCAGAAGGTGCGCCAGATGATTTTAGGCTTTTAGATTCAGCTCTTTTTGCTTTTACCATATCATAGACCACTACGACAATCAAAGCAACCAATGCAATCTTCCCGATTCCCATTACAACTGCCATTGTTTTATTTTTTGGAGTATCCATTTTCATTTGTGTTTTGGATGTGTATTTTACTGAGTTCAAAGTTGGGTCAATCTCATCTATATTTGAAATTATTTTATGTCCATATATAATGATGAAGATTACCAAAATGAATTTTTTTCTATACTTTCGTGTGGACATTTTTTTTTATTTAAAACGATTTTAAAGATGAAAGCATTAATCACCACAATTTTGACAAATGAAAACGAAGCAAATTTTAATAACTGGCTTTATGAAATAATTAGCAACAACGTCCCCAAGAGAATAATGATTTGGGATATCCGGAGAATAAACAAGTTTAACGATTCTATACATAAAATGACAAAAAAATATTCTGATATTTTTTTGGTGATTGGGGGCGATGGAACATCTGTTCAAAATATTAAAGGTGCATTGGCAAGCATGATAGAAACAGCAAAGTCATATCATGTTTGGATGTATTGTGATCTCTCTATAAAAATTGATTCTACTCTTGTTGCCGAACTTACTTCAAGAGCAACAGAAGGTCCGGTAGTTGCCTCGCAACTCAGCTCAACAAATGGTTTATCGTATCCAAGTGTCCTAATTACAGCAAAGGGAATATATAATTTCATCAATACTTTTATAACTGGAAATGACATCAACCATATTCAAAAAGAATATCCTGTAATTCCAGATATATGCTTTGCTGTTCCAGGAGAAGTTTGCCGAAATATTTCCTCAACTAATGTTGAGGATGATCGGGTGAATATGTATCTATACTTTGTCTTCGCTAGATTTGGATTTGAATTCAAAGTAGATCCCACAATATCGATAGTAGTTGATTAAAACAGCAATCCACCACTCGATTCCGAATGGTGGATTTATTTTAGCAACCAACTAAATCTGTTTATATGAGTATGCAAATGTATAACTTATTTTTATTCCTTGCAAATATCTCACGGCAAACGCATCTAAATTATTCCACAAAAAAAAGGGCTTCCACAATTCGGAAGCCCTTTCTGGTTTTATAAATAAATGATATCAGAGGTTCAATGCTGTTTTTACTTCATCATAATTTTTCCAGTCAACGTTTGGATTTTTCGCGAGTCCGGATGTTTCAATTACCACTGCCTTGAATCTTTTCTGTACATTGTTCGCCGCCCAAGGGGAACCAGCAACATTATCTCCCCTGTCAGTCCTGATTGTAATCTGGTCTGAAATTTCGTTGCACAAAGCAATGTAATTTACAGGAACATATCCCGGATTGTTTTCATAGTATGGTAACATGATCCATTCTTTGTATCCTTTTTCAAGATAAACAAAAGTTACGTTTCCATACATGCTTCCTTTCGGCATGCTGAATGTCTGGATTGATGCAGATGTTCCGAATGTCAGAGTAAAATCATACTCTTTTGCAGAAGGACCTGAAATTCCCTGATCTCCTTTGTCTCCTTTTGGTCCTTCAACCTTCTTGCATGAATTGAATCCTGTAATCAGCAGCAACAGGATTGCGGTAATCTTAAGTGTTTTCATAAATAAGTGATTTTAAAATAATTCGGTAAATATAACAAAGTTGTTATAAGGTTGTATGTGTTATTGAAGGAATTTTGCATCATGCATAAGGTAAGGAGCGAAGAAGTGATGGAAAGGTTCGGCAGGAACGTGCAGGCAATCCGTCTTTCAAAAGGACTTACCCAAGAGCATCTGGCCGAAGAAGCCGGTATTTCTCAGGTCCAGGTTGCGCGCATTGAATCCGGAAAACTCAACACTTCCATTTCCACCGTGTCCGCCCTGGCTTCTGCACTCGATGTGAAGGAAGGTGAACTGTTTGAAAGGGAAGGGATATGGATCAATGTACAACTTCAGTAAGGCAGTAATATCAAAATTATGAATTATTTCTTTTTATCATAAATTCGATATAGTATCAATGCGATTTCCTTTTCCTTCAATTTGTAATTAGCAATAATGAACCCATGTATCTTCTCTTTTTCCTTATGCAGGTATTGCTCTATTTCTGCTTTATATTTTCTATCAAAAAAATCTTCATCTGATTCATTGGGGTTGCGGGGAATATTTCGATTACTGCTTGCTGAAATTATAGAATAGGTCATCCGCAAATAGCTGACTTCTCCCATAATATTAATGAACCTTACTTGGTCTCTCAATTTGATGATTAAATAGGCTACCATCATTGCCAAACCTGTTTTAATAATTACATCCAATAAATACATATCTAAATTTTAAAAATTTAAAAAGCCATAGTTTACGATTGAAGCGGATATGTCATATACTGTTTTAATATTTGCTATCAAAAAAACAATCAGTCTCGCTTCTTATTTTACCCGAATTTTATATTTTTGACTTGTAACCACAAATCACTGAAAAAATGACTCCGAATGAGATTAATGAATATGCCAAAACAATTACCTACACTTATCAAATAACCATTGTGATCAAAAATGATGGAGAGAAACATTTTGGTTATTTCAGTGCTAATACCCATTCAAAAGCAAAAAACCAATGGGGATTTTTTGATTTTTCACTTAATAAAATCATTTCGATAGACGGAGATGATATTTTATCTATTGAAATTAAGGAAAGATCTAACCTTGATATTTAGATTGATATTGATTTTCAAGTTCATCTCTTAAATCTTCTATAATACCGCAAAGCATTCTGTAATATGTCAGATTATCCCCTAAGATTTTCTTTTCCTTCTCGCTTTGAGGAACAATATGTTTCTTTTCTGAGTCGATGTGGTTGGAAAGTGCTTTTTGAAAATGAAGAAAATTTTGTAGTCCCATATTCAGTTCTATTTTCAAGTTTATCTTTGATTCCGGTGTAACTTCAAATAACGCTTTAATATCCTTATTTTTCATGCTATATTTTTACATCTAATTTACTAAAAATAAAACTATTGTAAAAATATTTAATGTTAAAATTAACGCTATTAAAGTGTAAATACATAAATAAAAAAAGGAGTCATACCGGCTCCTTTAATATTCATTAAAAATCATATAAATTTGGTATTTTAAAACCCTCCGATGATCTTCATCAGGTATTCCTGATCCCAACCGGCAATCATCCGTTTTGATCTCACTCCTACATTCTGGCTTGAATCATTCTTCAGGAGGTAAAGTGCAATCTTGTTAAGTGTCGAAAAATTCATAACAGCGCTCTTGTTGCGTTTCCTCCCCCGGTCTTCCCCGAATGATACATCAAGCATCCAGTGGAGATTGTTTTCTATTCCCCAGTGCGACCGGATAGCGGTTGCCATATACTTCGCGTCTGTGTTCAGGCTGCTTATGTAATACCTGGTTGAAGTGTCGGATTCGGAAGTAGTTTTATTGTAGCGGTGACATTCAATCCTTATAATTGACTGGATGCTCGACCATACAACTGAATCCCCTATCATTCCGAGATTGTTGATAACAGAACATGTCCTTTTCTCAATCCGTCCATGCCCGAAATCCTCTTCAACCGATTCCGATTCAGGAGAAACAAATGTGAATGAGTCCTGAATCTCGGAGTAAAGTGTCCGCTGATTATTTTTCACTGCAAGGATATAATCCGCGCCTTTCGATACAATCTTCCTCGCAATGGCTGTATGGCAACCCATCGCATCTATTGTTACGGTACTTCCTTCTATCAGCAAAGACTCCAGCAGTTCCGGAATGGCGGTGATCTCGTTTGATTTTTCAGCCGTGCGAAGCTGTCCAAGACTGATCTGGTTCACTGCGGACCACGCACTCACAATGTGGAGCGCCGTTGACTCAAACCCTTTGGATCCGCGGACCGTCTTTCCGTCAATGCTTACAAAATCCCCTTTGATATCGGAAACAATTGTTGAAACCCACTGCCTGAAACATTCTTCGAATGTCGCGGTGTGCATGAGTGAAAAGAAACGGTTGAAAGTGTCGTGGGAAGGGATGCCGGAGGAAAGGTCAAGAAAACCGGAAAGCCACTCTTTTTTTGAATTCCCGTAAGCCTCAATTTCATTCCATGTTTCCGCCCCGCAGATTACTGCGCAGGTTGAAATAAAGACTATATTCTCCAATGGATGAAGTTTCGTTCGATTCACTCGGTGATCTTTTAAGCCGCTGAATATAGTGGATATTTTGTTAGGCGACTGCATTATGCAGCAAAATGAAATTATGATTATTTTACGTATAACGTAGTTACCGCCTGAATAGTTTCGAGAACTTCAATGTTTTAACTAAATTTAGATGCGTTTGCCGTGAACGATATTATTAAAAAACCCCGATTATATTTGCGGTAATGATTACAATTTCACCAATTCCAACGGGGGCTATGTATGCTCCACTAGGGGTTCGGGCGACTGGAAAACATGCAGATTGGCTAACTATTGCTGTAATAGCAATTTTGGTAACTTCTGCATTAGTTTTGCTTGTTAAGGCAAGACAAGTCTCCTAGAAATTAAAGCCCTCATCCCTCTACGGATGGGGGTCTTTTTGTTTATAGCCGGGGCTGTCAATATTTGAAAGAGCGATATTAAAAAAACCCCGACTATATTTGTTTCATGATATCAATATAATTGAACAATAGAGCGACGGGTTCGCTCACTGTTCAGGCTACTAACAAACATGCCGATCAACTTACTATTGCTGTTATTGCAATATTGGTTGCCTTGGCAATTGTCTATGCTGTAAACTCAGCGAAGTAGTTTAAAGCCCCCGCAATGCGTTTCACAAGAACGTACGCGGGGGTCTTTTTGTTATAGCCGGGGCTGTCAATATTTGAAAGAACGATGTTATTAAAAACCCCGACTATATTTGTATAATGTTACGAGTAGCATACAAGACACCGATTACGGGTTCATTTGGTGTCAAAGCCCTCGCAATGCGTTCTAACCAACGTACGCGGGGGGTCTTTTGTTATAGCCGGGGAGTATGGTCATAGAGATTCTATTACCTTTTTGCATTAAATATCTATCAGAGTATATTCTTCTTTGGATACATTCTCAATATAAATGTAATACCTTCTGGTTCCTGGAGCAAATACATTTACATGTGATCCCTTTCCGCTCTCTTCAGTAAAGGTGCAGTTAACGGTCCCTTCTGAAAAATTCTTGCACATGGCTAATCGTTCAGGATACCTTTTTTTAAGGGCATCTATGAAAATACAGGCATCCCGATAATTGGCATACTTTGTAGGATTGTTTGCATCGCTACTTATTTGTTCAATATCCATGATCGATTTCGTATGATTCGCGCGTTTTTGCTTTTTCATCGCGATCAAACAAGCATCACAAGTTACCTTGGCCGCTTCAAGAATTGTCCATTCCAAAGAATATTCGAATGTATGCGCATCCATAGTGAAAGCCTTCCCGCATAACGTTATGGCTCCTTCGTCAAATTCTACTTTATGTACTGATTCTGCATTGTCTCTGTAGCTCATAATATTATTCCTTTTGTTCGAATATGTTTAGAATTGATTTTTTTATGACCAATGTACCATACCGCTGCATGTCTTCTGATTCAGCAATAATGCAGTGCTTATTCCAAAGATTCAAAATCGAAGATTCTTTCTGGGTTTTTTCTTGATCCCAGTTTTCTTTCAATTCAGAAATTTTGATTTCCATCTCATACTGATGCCATTTCTGAAGAATTGGCCTTTCAAACTCAGTATCGATTTGATGCCCATGTGAAGCGCGAATGCTCATAAATCTTTTGGCAGACCTTCGCTTGACCTCTGAGACATCCTTATGGGAAATTGAAATTAAGGCATGTTTTGCGGACCGTGACTTCAATCCAATGATTTTAAGAAAATTACTTTTCTTCTCATGATAAATAGTCAGCATATCATGAAGATCAGATTGTTTTTGACAAGAAGAAATCTGATTTCCCAAATCTTCATAGGCAGTTACCAAAGTCGCCAGTTTATCGTCATTTGAATTCATATTATTGATTTTTAGTTGTTAATTTCACCTCAATATTTCTTGCAAATCAGATATTATCTTTTCTGCTTGTGACGGAGAGATATACATTTTTGTCTCCAGCTTTGGTTCTTTCTCATACGTATATTTCTCCACGGTTATAATAGTTTCCTTCTTGCCATATGAAACCTTTGAGTTTGATTTTACAATGATTGAATTTTCCATCTGTTTTTATTTTTTCTTTGTGTATTCAATTACTAATTCCTCCGCCATTTCAAATATGGCACGATCTTTATCTTTTATTTTATTGCGGCGCATGTAACTTGAAAGGCGTTTGGGAGGATAATGAATATCAACATACTCTTCGCACGCCATTTGGATATCCTTCCTTGTAAAATTACCATGAACGATATTTTCATCATAATCAATATACAAGAAAAACCGCGGATCTGGCGCGATGATCCATACAGTATTTTCAGGAGTAGATTTATCTCTATCCCTTACACCTCTATATCTGTTGTTTACAATGATTTCTGCAATTTGAGACAACTGTAAATTCGTAATTTTTTCCTTTACTTGTTCAGGGGAATCATGTGTTTTATGTAGCCTTACGATAGAAACGTTTCCCCAAATCCTTGGCGGGGCTGCCCTGAATGATTGCATATGTATGAATACATCCAAAGAATAATGTGCATTGGTCGTAAGCAGCGAAATCATTTCCGAAGAAGATGCAGCTGTAAAATATGAATTTATATCTTCCAGAAGCAATCCCATTTTTCTAGGTTTTACTTCATCTAAAATTCTCTTTAGCAAATCTAGTTTACCTTGACTTCCTAGGGGCAAATTAGTAATTGGATCAGTAGGCATAAGTCTACGCGCTTCAATTTTACTTTGCGCCATAAATGCTTTAAGTTGATTGAAATGAAGCGGCGTTACATGACTAAATTCTCCATTAGTATCAAAAATCAACATTTTACGGCGCAATGTATATTCTTCCATCATGAGCCTATTGGTTTCATGAGTTTTTCCAACTCGCTTTTTACCAATTGCAAGAATTATTTTGGCTTCCCGATCATCTTTTGGAGATCTTATACCTTTTTTTTCTTTCTCATTATCAAATGTATATTTTTCGGAACTCATACTTTGATTTTAATCAGATATTTTTTTCTTAGCTGTCTCTTTTGGGATAATAGCTCTTTTACGGGGCTGTTTTTCTGGCTTTTTCTCTTGGCTTTGAACAATTTCTGTCGCTGCTGATTTATCGCTTATTGATGAATTTGAAAGGAGGTTTTTAAGCTCTTGCAATTCCTTATCTGTTTCACTAGCATCATTCCTAAATCCTTCTGCACGTTGTTTCCATTGATTAACCTGGTCTTGAAGATCATTGTTTTGAGCTATCGTTTGGTTCATTTCTTTTGCATATCTTATCAGACTATTCATTTCTGATTTTTGTCTATATGCATCCGATGCCAAATGGAATACAGGAGTGGCCATTGCAATAAGTAAATTCACTTCAGGAGAAGTCTGAATATTTTTGGCTTGTAGAAATATCTCCAGCGCTTCCTGAATGGCTTCTCTGGCATCTTCATCAATTTCCATTCTACGCACATATTCATTACCATTTCGAATATGCTGAATTAATGGAAGGTCCCGAATGATTTTATTGGCATCTAATTCCCCGCGGGCTTCCATGATGTTTACCTTTCCTTCATCGATGGTACAGAAGAACTTAACACATGCAAGAACTATAAAGCAATAAGCATTTGTTATGTTTTTAGACTGAGACTTTGCTATTTTTTTCTGAACCGTTTTATTCAGCGATATTTGTTCAGAAGATAAATTTGAATCTCTATCAATTACTGCTACATCTTCTTCTGCGTCTGTTGACCTTCCATGACTGTCGAATTCCAATTGCATTTCTTGCGTATCAACCTGATGCTGATCCCAATCAAATTCCACGCTGTGAATTGTGTTAGCTGGATCTACTTCTAGTGCATTAGGATTCTTTCCTATCAAATTTCCTGATTCAGCGTAATCCCTCTCTATGATATCCTGCGTAAGAAAATTGGGATCATTATAAGTTTCCGTATCCGCAACGATTACTTTTGGCGGGCGATTATTGTTTTCCATTATTGTGCGCTTTTAAGTTGAAATTCTTTTTTAATATTTTCTATGATGAGTAATATCTCTTGATGAACTGGGTTTTTTGGTAATAATCCTTCTGAAAAAAGAATAGCGCGTTTTATCCTTTTTGAATCATATCGTTTTTTAAGTATAAAAAATGCGCTTTCAGATAATTCTTTAATAAGGAAAATGAATATATTCCTTGCTTCTACTGCTTTTGAAGAACGGCCAAACCCAGAGTTGAAATCAACCCCCTTGGCACTTAATTTATGGGCTGTGGTTTCTGGATAATATTTAGCTACCATAGTTGCAATCTGCATAATTTCAGATTCTTCCTGAAGGGGTCGTCTGGATACCATTTCGTCTAACTCTCTGGAAAATGTTTCTGGTCCGATTGCAGATAAAACATGACTTATTTGTTGAAATAACTTCAATGTACTTGCCATATTATTGCTTTGTCTGTGTAAATCCTACAATTCCCAATACCGCAGCAATCAGTATCCCTGCAAATACTGCGAATGAAGCCAATTCCCCTTGATCTTCTTGGGAATTATCAGTAACGTATGCGCTAAGTGTTTTTGAAAATTCCTTCACATTTAAATTGTGGGTTTTCCAAAGCTGATTTATTTCCTCATCACTAGCATCTGAAAGAGCAATATATCTTATTCTTTGGGCTTCTTTATCCAATTCTTTCGCCTGTTTCTGTTGGGTTTCGTTAAGGATATATCCTTTTTCTTGCAATTCTGTCGCTAAAGATGTTACCATTTTCGTCATTTTGGGATTAAAATCAGATATGCAAATATATCTGTCCATTTTGGATAAAAAAAATGAAATTTCAATTAACACAAAAAAAAGGGAAACAATTTTATTTCCCTTTCCTCATTATAGTTCCGTTTATCTTTAATGTTGTGAAATAATTATTTAGCGATTCTGCTAACGGCAATCATTATTGCTCCTACGGTAACTATTAACAGTATCATTGCTATACCAGCGGATGACGCCATTGATTTTTCTTCGGTTTTATCCATTTTATTTATGTGTTTGATGGTTTTAAACTATTTATCAACCTGTGCTTTCAATAAAGTCGATTTCTTTTTTTGTTATTTTCAGAGGATTAATTTTTGACTTACTTCTTGCCCTGTGTGTATAAACAAAAAATCCATTTTTATCTGCCCCAAAAGAAACTCCTGACGTTTTGGTTGATATGCTATTGAATCCAACTGGTTTTTTTAATCCTAAAATCAATCCACTTTGAATTCTGGATCCCGAAGTTATAAATGGACTTATTTTTTCTTTTACTGAATTTGGAATGATTCTCAATCGATTCAATTTATCTCTATTTTCTTTTACTGACATAACATTTTATTTTATAAATTATTTTACAAAGTTATATATAATTGCTTGGTTTTAAAAGAATTTTCTATACCTAAAACTTGATTTTTTCTTAAAGGAAACACCTCTTTTAAAAGATGATTGTATTTGCTGTCTTTCTGCCCCTAAAAGCATTTCGTTCATAATTATTTTTCCGGTAACTTCTTCAATTTTCGCCCAAACTTCTTCTTTAAAGCCAGTTATCATTATTGGGCTATCTGACTTATATATATTCACGAGGGTTTGTAAGCGAAGTGTATCCCTTTCTATTATTTGTTTTAGTACGCTTTTCATTTCTGTATTTTATTTCGGCAAGATAGGTCGAACAAATATAATCAAAGTCCTTTTCCTGAGTCTGCCATGTTGGTTCGGTATTCGTAATAGATTTCTCCATTTTTTGATAAGCGCTTTCCAGGTTTCAAGGCCTGGATCTTTTTGTCTTGGGCGGTTCCGCGCTTCACCATTTCAACCGGGCGGATTACAACTCCTTCGCCGGACTTGTTCACCTTGTCAATGTGTGATTGGGTTACGCCCTGAATTTTCAAGAATTTCGTCAATCGAAGTTTTTTCGATCCCGATTCATTTTTAGCGCGGAATCCTTCGGAGACTTTTTTAGAATATTCAGATTTTAACTTGCCGCGCTCAGATTCAGTCAGAGAATTGATTTTCTTCGCCGAAACCTTCTTGCCAATGTGCGTTTCTGCATGTTCCTTCAGGAAGGATGCAAACGGATAAACCTCATTTTTTGAACGCCCGTCCATTTCCCCGATGTGTTTCTGTAGAAATTTATTGACATTGGTATTTGCCGGCAATTCAAACTGAAATTCAAATTTACCATATTTACCTGTCGCAACTTTTTCAGAATTGGACGAAATGGTGATTTTTGTTTTTTCTGAACCTTTCTGCAGATCAAATCCAACAATAATTTCATTTTCAACAACTTCTTCGTCAATATCCAATATTTCTACATCCGATCCAAATTCAAAAATTATCCGGGCGATACATTTTCGGATAAACTCAGAAATATCTGATTCTTTTTCGCTGGAAGGATTTTTGGCTGACTCCAATTCTAGTTTTTTCGTAGGTTCTTTTTCAGCGGTTGTTTTTTTCGGTGATTCCAATTCCTTTTTGATCTCTTCCAGTGTTCTTGGTTTCCAGTAATAATCCAACTCCAATCCAGAATCAAGAATTTCATTGATTGATACATGTCCAAGTTCTGCATTCTGAACGTCTCCATTCAGCAAGGAAAAACCAAAGTCTTGATTTCCTGTTCCAAAATCAACTTCCTTGATCCAAACATGTGTCTCTCCCTTGAAATAATGTAAATGAAAAATTTCAGATTCATTTCCGTAAATGACTGGAGTTTCAAGTATTTTTTTCAGAACGTCAGACATTACCTCTGTCATTTCTTTCGATCTTGAAGCAAGCAACTGAGATTTCCCAATGAATTGTTCCAGGATGGCAGGCACAAACTTTTCCTGAATTTTTGCAATATCGTTTACCTTAGACTTTTTGGCAGTCAAAGCTACGAGAAATTCTTTGTAGTTGTCATCAAACTTATTGTCTCCTGCAAAAATTTTAATTAAAGTTTTACGAACTACATCCGCCTGAATAAAAAAGGCAAATGTATAAATATCAAGTTCATTTGCAATAAACACCAGTCTGTCATTTTTTTCCGCTTCTTCCCGAACTTTTTTGATCAATTCCTGAATGGAATTTGCCATATCGAAGATATTCAGTTTTACTTTCAGTTCTTTTTTATGTTCATCCGTTGAAGGTTCTGAAAATTTCTCCAATGTTTTTCCCATGGCGATTACATAGAATGGATAACTCATAGTTCGCGAAACTTCATATCCCAACTTTTTGAGTTTTTCTATTCTGGAGTCAGCCTGTTTTTTGTTTATATAACCTATGATTTTATCATTTTCTGCATAGGCCATGCCACCGTATCTTAATTTTTTGAAGGAAATTTCCATAGCTTTTTTCTCAGGCTTTGGTATTCCGGATGTAATCTGATGGTATGGTTTATCCCATTTTCCAATTTTCAACCGATCATAAAAATTCACATCAAAATAATCAGTCATTGAGTCTGAATTATCGTAATTGTATTCATCAAGGAATTCCTGAATTTTTGCGAAAGCTTTCTTTACTTCTGGTGAAAGTGTTTCATCTTTATCCTCAAGCATGCTTCTGTGAATTCCACCACCCTTAAGATCATTGCCTTCTGTATATGCAGGGTAAGGAGAGGACATCAAATCAACATTGATTTTATTATAGGTTGAGGTTACCGAAAACTTAAACTCTGGCAATTCCTTTTGCAGCATGGCACGTAGCAATGGAACAATCTCTTTTGTTGACATTCGCTGCTTGTCCGTTTTTTCTGGTTTTTCAGCAGGGTTTGAATCGGAAATCTCCAATTCCAGTTTCTCGATCGCTTTTTTGATCAGTACTTTCTGAGCATCACTGATCTGTGGATTATCAAGAGATTTTTTAAGTTTTGATAGTTTTTCTTGGCTCATAATTTCGTATTTTTAATATACAATTTCCATTGTCAATTCTAAAGCTTCAATTGCTTCTTCAATCTGTTTTTTTTCTTCACCCTCAACAAATTCAAGCGTGATTTGCAAAGCTTCAATTGCATCCTGAATTTCACGTTCCATTTTGTCGGTGTCAAATTCATCTGAAGTATTTGGTTCTATTATACCTATTTCAGGGACTATAATTCCATCTTCCAATCTTATTTGTGCTGGAGTTTCAATTTTTGATTTCTTAGGCGGTTTCTGGTCCTGCGTAACGGTGACAACTGATAAACATTTTTCATTCAAGGAAAGGATTCCTTTTGCAATTGTATCTGGAGCACCTGAATTGATTTCTTTCTTTGATTTTTCGGCTTCCAGACTTGCTTTAAGCGTTTCGAAACTTTCTTCCGATCTCAAGGTGTCTTTTTCAGTTTCCAAGGATGCAATTTTTACATTTAATTCATCTATCAAAACATTTGTATCCAGTTCAAAAATGCTTTGTCCGGAATCCGTTCGGGACTTTTCATCCAACTTGGTCATCATTTTCTTCAAGTTTCGATACTCTTTAACTTTTGACGAAAAACGCCATCCAGTAACTTCTTCCTTCAAGTTATATGGCAAACTTGAAGTTTGAATTACTTTCCAGGAACGAGCGATAACTCCACATTTGTCAAGTAACGGTAAATCATATTTCATACCTTCAAGTTTCAGGTATTCATTTACGTTGTTGACTGTGGAATTCAAACTTGCTTCCAATTCTTCAATTTTACGGACATTCATCGAAAGATTCTCGTAAACTTCACTGTTGTCTTTATATACCTTTATTTGTTTTTGAATTTCCGAAATTTTCTCTTTAATCAATTCCCGCGCAATAATTCCAACATCATCAATCAATGCCCATTTTACGGCTTCTCTGTCTTCTGTGGAAACCTCCAGAATGTTCACTTTGTCTGTCCTGTCAAAAATATCATTTATTCTGGCGGTTTTTTCTTCCAACTTCTGAAACTTGAATGCATCGGAAGATCCTGTCAGTAAATAAGAAATGATCCTCACATATTGAAAAACATTTCCAAAGCGCCACAGACGGCCTTCCAACTGTTTGTAATCGGTCGGATTCCAGTCGATCCAAAGATTATGCAGCGTAGATGTTCGTTTTTGAAGGTCAATTCCTTCTCTGATTGTGGCAGAACCAATGATCACTTTTACAACTCCATCGTTGAAAAGGTTTTTCACATCTTCTTTTTGTTCATCCGTGATTCCGTCACCGGCAAGAATCTCCACTTCATCAAAAGTGATTTTTCCTTCCTTGGAAACATTTCTTTTATAGCCAAGTTGGTCCAGCATGTATTCCTTAATCAAACCCATATAACTGATGCCGCCGTTCATGTATATGATCTGCCCGGATCGGGGCTGATTGTTTGCTTCATGATAATCGTTGATTCCTTTCACTACATTCATTGTGGTGAGCAATTTCGGGGATTCATTGATAAAATCAACCGGATCGATAGAATCTGGATTTACATCTTCGTAAATATGCGGTGAAAGGCAGTTTTTACTCGCTTTGATATCGGCAACCAAATGCGGTGCACGTTTGCTCTCTTCACGATCAGAAATTGCCCATTGAAGCCATTTACTGATTTCAATTTGATTTTGTCGCTGTCGCTCGGAAGGCTTTAAAATTGTTGATACTTGCTTATCGGCCGGGAGTGGTATAACCCGCCCATTTACTGTTTCGCTAAAAATTGGTAAGGTGACTTTCAGCGGTCGCGTAACAAACGGACTCTCCTCAGCAGATTTGTAGTTGATAATTCCAAAAAGTATTTTTTGAAGTGCGACCTTGTTTTTCCAGCCCTTGATTACTTCTTTGCTTTCAATGGCGCCGGAAGAAGAAACAACACTTTCAACCGTTACTTCAACATATTTTTCGAAGAAAGTATTTACGTTTTCAATTCCATAGGATTTGAGACGGTTGAAATTGGCCAATGCAAAGATGTTGTAAACATTCAGCGGATTATTGGTAAATGGAGTAGCAGTCAATAAGTTTACGTTCCCCAGACCATTTGAATTCCATTGAACATATTGAGAAAGGAAAAAAGATTTTCGCCCGAGCATACTTGGCTGTCCGCCGGTGGAAAACCGGAAGCGTGAAGGCTCTTTTTTTCCTTCTTCCGTTGTTTCTCCCTTTACGGATGTGAAGATCTTGTTTGCATTGTGAGCTTCATCCATAGTCATGAAATCCCACAGATGTTCATCCATCAAAACTTCGGTTCCTGATTTGGCAGCGGAAAGTTCATTCAATATCCTTGAATCTTCCAACGCTTTTTGTCTGGCCGTCATGCCTGTTTCAAATTGTTCCATGACCAGGGAAACATCCTGCTTGAATTTTTCATCAAATTCAGAAGAAAAGCCAAGTTTTTTCAATCCCTGGTAAGTGATAATTGTGATTGTATTATCTTCAATGGTAAAACCACGCTCTAAAATTTCATTGCTTAGATTAAAAATGGAATTGATTTTATATTGCGGAATAATTCCTGAACCAATCAAGTTTCCGTTTTCATCCATAATGCCATTGATTTCACCTATCCATTTATGATATGTGGGTTTTGGAACAATGATAATTGGGCGCTTGCAACGGCCAGACTGTATAAATTGTGCGATGGTAAGGATTGCGGTGAGGGTTTTCCCCACGCCAACATCATAGCCGCAAACTCCCGTACCATTGATTTCCTGAAATGCGACTCCTTCCCTTTGTTCCGGACGGATGAAAAGTGGACCATCCTTGAATATTTTTGAACACTGGAACATTACCGGAACCTGATTGTAATTTGGGTCAATGAATCCATTGTTTTGATAATTCCATGATTGTTCAATCTGCGTTCTTACCGATGATGGTAATTGCTCCAAAAACATGCTCATGAAATGACTCTGTTCTATCAAACATTTTCTGCGGATGATATCTTTTTCGTCCTTGTCGACATTATTTGGTAATCGCTGACCTGTGAGAATATACCCATAAAGGTAATACAGACTTACGTCAGTTTTTTGTTCCGATGAATCTACATTTCGCAGGTATGTTTTAAACAATTCAAGAATCGAACCTTGTTCGCCTTCGGATTCAATTTCCATTTCGGAGCAAAATTTTGACAACGGATCCAATGTCAATCTTTCTTCAACTGGACCAGTCAGCATCAAAAATTCTGGTTTTATTTCTTCCAGATGTTTCAGTTGGCGGTCAATTTGAGGTTGGCCAACGTAAGGATCAAGCCTTTCTATTGTTTTAAGATCAGAAATTTTCTCAAAAACATTTCCAGAATAATAAATTACCCGAGGGACAAACTCAGCGTTTTTTGGGTCCCAGCATAAAAAACCAGATTCCATCTTATCAATGTACCATGATTTCGATGATTCTATTGGGAAACGGGATTTCAAGTATGGATGAATCGGACGGCCGAGCATGTTGCAGTAGTTAATCCACACTTCGATGTCTGACTGATCTATTCCTGGATTCAAAAACTCAAAAGCTTCCGGCTCTGTAAACAGATTGATGTTGGTTGGTTCAATGGCATCAATATAATTTGTTTGAACTGGCTTTCCTTTTTTTTCTTTAGGGTTTGATTTCTCAATATTTACAACTGCCGGTGAAGCCAACGTTTTTAACAGGTTTTGTTGCGAATTATATGTAACGGTTTCTGAAAATTGTCTTTGCTGCGGTTCCAATGCTGTTGAAACATCAATTTTCGCAAGTTCAGATAAATCTCCAGAAACAACTTTTATTGGGTTACCGAAACGGTCGGTTGAATCTTTAAGATTTCCAAGAATTTTTTCAGGATGATTGGTGAAGAAATTTTTAAACATGTTTTGTGTTTTTGTTACAAACTTGATTCGTATTGTGCAACCGCAGACTCTATGGGCATTCCTGTTTTTGAACAGATATCCAGTATCGCGCGAAAAATACGTTCCTCACCATTTTTTGTATTTCGCATTCGGCAAATGTTTGGGTACAAGGAATCCTTGCAATTCCTCACCACGACATTCAATCTTTCGTGTATTTTATCTTCAATGGAAGATTCTGATTTATTTTCCATAATTTTAAATTTTGTTCTATTTTGACTCATTAAATTACCTTTTACGTAAAACAATCAACGCAGTTGGAATTTTTGTTGTGGTAAATGTTTGATCCGGCAACAAATATGCATCCAGTATTTCTGATTTTGCTTCAATGGCAGATTCCACTTCAGGATATTTTCCATTAAACAGATTGTCGGTAACGACATAAACAAGAAATCCACCACTTACCAAGCAGTCTAAGCCGCGAAGAATAAAATACTGATCAAATCGCATATTGGGAAGGTTGAAATGCTTCTTTTCAGAGAATGAATTGATATCATTGAATTCTCCATAAGGAGGGTTTCCAATCACCAGATTAAAGTCTTTTTCAAAATTAGGGTTGAATTTAGATAAACGATCATCATAGAAATGCTGAGAGAATGATTTTTGTCTTACTTCGGCATTCGGATTAATCAAGGTGCAAATCTTTGCTGAAATGGGACTTGTTTCGTATGCAACTGCTTTATTATTGTCGTAAGTCAATACACGGCCAACTCCCGCAGATGGCTCAAGCACTTTTCCTCCGTTAAAACCAAATTTTATTGCCAAAGCCCACATCTTTTTTATTACTTCCGCAGGTGTGTAGTATTCATGTAACAATCCAGGAGAAGATTCAGCACCATATTTTTCAAGCCCACCCATTCCGGTATAGGAGAAAATATATTGCAGCTCTTCAGGCGAAAAATTATCCTTAGACATTACCAACGCTTCAATTTCCTTGTTTATTTCGTACTGGTTCATGAAATTTTATTTTTATTGCGTCACATCTTTCAGTAACTTTGACAAAAATAATGATTATTTTATGTTAAACGACAAGAATTTTAGGGCTCTTTCAATAATTGCAGTCATTCTTAGCATCATTTCAAGTGCAATTGCAGTTGAGGCTTATTTCAAAAACAGACAGGAAGAAAAAAAGGCGATTCATTAATTGGATCGCCTTTTTTTATATGTTTTTTGTTGTTTTTGTCGCTTAAACTCCTTTGGCATTAAACCAAGACTTTTCTGACTGAACAGATACAAGCAAGCTTGTATTTGCTACAGACAATGTAACCTGGGCTGCGCCATTTATATTGTCATTGTCGGAATTGGTGACAGCGCCTTTCGTGCCTGCCAAGTTTCCTGAAACATTCGCAATAGTCATTTCCTCAATAAATTCTGCAGGACCATCAAAAGTCAAGGCAGCTCCGTCTGCTGTAACCGTTACATTTTTAGCGGCCAATGCCGCAGTTCTGGCCGTTACAAAGTCGGTTGCCGTTTCAGGCAAACTTGTGTCAAAAGTTGATAAAAAGTTGGTTCCGTCAATAATTACATTTGCTGTTCCCGATGTTCCAGTCAATGTAATTGTTGCTTTTTTTGTAAGTCCGTCTCCGCCATAAGCTTTAACAATCGCGCTGTTTGTTGCTTCAGGGAGAAAAACCAATACTTCCGCCTGACTTCCAAAAAGTCCAGATCCGTCAATTTTGGGTAAATTGACGATTACCTGACCTTCGGTAGTGTCAGCTTCCAGTATCAATCGGTTGGTTTCTACGTTGAATAATCGTGGTGAAACCGGTACATCGTATGTTCCTATTACTTTCATTTTATTAATTTTTAATGAATATTTTTAAATCGAAAACAAAAATAGTTTAAATAAACTACTTAAACTATTTTATTTTATTCGGTGAAATAATTGTTAACTACCATGAAGTCCTGAGCTTTTATTCCTGCAGCATCCGTGACCACAACTTTTATCAGGTTTTGTCGGTATCCGGCAGGTTTATTTCCAAGGGATTCAACAAAATATGCATCATCATAATAATCTGTTCCTGTAAGCAACAAGTTTACGGCTGTTGAAGATCCATTGATTTCAAAACAATTCATAGGTTGCTGGGCCAATGACCACTGAACGGTGTAAGGAGAAATGCCTCCAGTTATGTCTACCGTCAATTCAGCATTTGAGTTAGGCACAGATGCAACTAATTGTATCTCTGCAATCAGCTGCCCATTAGTTTCGCTACCAGTTGCCGGTGACTCGCTAATCCATTGTCCTTCTGTTCCAATCTGGATAAATGCAGAACCGTAGTTTGTATTGATTGTGATGCTTTCTTGACCGTTAATGGTATCAGCTGCAATTGCACCTTCACCAGGGAAAGCTACAACGCTTATTTCATTTGTTTCTGCATCTCCAGAAAAATCCGTAACAATAAACTTGACGCGGCTTTTTATCAACTTTGATTTTTCAATCGATGGAAGGTTAAGAACGCCGTTTTCATCCGTGGTGATAAACTCATATCGTATTTCGTTGGTTTCCTGATTCAACATAAAGTTATTGGACACCACATTTATTGTTCCTGTTACTTTCATTTGTATATCGTTTATTGCTAATAAAGTAATTATTCGTTTTTGAATACACAAATTTATATCTAATATTTTTCACGGGAAAATTTATTTTTGACATAAAAAAGGCGGGTTACTGATCTTCACCCGCCAATTATTTACGGAACTATATATCTGCTTCTTTCTTTTGGTAACTTAAACGGATGTCCTATCCATTCGAAAAAATGTTCTTCAGATATCCAGATCGGAGGAAGTTCCGGGTCAGGAACAACGCATTTCCATTTTCCGGTATAGATGCATTCGGTTTCACGGCGCAAACCTTGTGCGGTGCCAACCCATCCTTTTTTTCTCCAGCCAACGGCAATGACGTTTTCTGAATATTCTGAAGGACCGGTGCGGATGGCAAGCTGACGGTAAAAATCAGTTGGAGTTGGCGTAAATAAATCCAAGGCTATTCCTTCGTGAAGATCCACTTTCATGTAACGGCCGCCATCCTTGCCGCGATTTACTTCGCCCAAAGATCTTACCGTTTTGTAGAAATCTATATTTGTTGTAGAATCTGGTATGCTGTTTCCAAAAAGATCTTTGGTTACTATCAGTTTGGGAAGACAGATAATTTCAATGTCTTTTACAAATTCTTTTTCCCTGCGGATCGAACCCGCAATGTAGATTTTATCGCAGAATGGTTGCAGTTTTGTGACAATTTGCAATGCGATTTCTTGAGCTGGCTTGATCTTCATTTTATTTCTTGTTTTGGAATTAAATAACGCCAACGAAGCACATTGTCTGCAGTATTCCAATAACTGGCCGTTTCATCAAAACCAATACAAAAAATATCTTCACCTGACGAAAATATTCCTTGTTTCCACTCATTTATCCGTTTATCATCCTGGGTCTGCCACTCTACCATTTCGCCATCCGCGGGCAAGTTTTCTGAATGCATGTGTATTTCAAAATATGGATTACCAATTGAGAAGAGATAATCCATGGAGTTATTTAGTTCTACCTTCCATACTTTTGGAACATGCAAATCCGCATCCTCATATCTTGAAATTGCTGCTTTTATTTCTTTTATGCGGTTATGACAATGGATGCTCTCAGGAACCAAACCCAAGGGCGGGCGAATTGTTTTGTATTTTTCAACCAAGCAGGTACTGGCAATTGCATCAATCATAGATGCCTTGATACTGTCTTTTCCTACTTTTGCATCAATTGATGCAAAATCAACAAATCCGTATTCCCTTGCAACTGAATCTTTTATTTCTTGTATTTTTTTCTTCATTTTTACTTTTTTTTTGAGTTATTAAATATATTTAACAATTTCAACAACAAGCCAAACCATCAAAACCGATGTAACCGCATAGTAGGCCATTTCGGCATAGTCTTTTCTTGTCATTGGAACTTCCCTTTTGAATTTTCTGTTTTTCATGCTTCAGATTTTAAGAATTAAAAAATGATTCTTACGGCTTTGCCAATCTTTTGTTCCATAAAACCAAATTTTCCAGGTTATTTAGCTGGAATTCCTCCTTTGAAATGTTTGCGGATCCGGTTGTAATCAACCTCGCAGTTGGGCAAATTTTCTCAACTTCAGAAGTGAAGTAATCCAAATCATATTTATCTGAATACATCCGGTGCTCTTGGCCAAAAGCAATAAATATAATTTTGGTGCATTTTTGTGTTTTCAATGTAAATTAATTTAATAGTGAAAAGAATTTTTCTAAAACCTCTGCGTGATATTTACCTCCAGTTACAATGCAAAGATTAGAACAAACGTTCGGATGCGGAAAACGTGTTAAGTATTTTTTGGATGAAACTTCACGCACACAATGCATTCCCTTTGTCATTCCTTTTTTGGGTGGTAATTTGAAGTCATACAATGGAGCCATTCCAAGCAAAGAACAACTGTTGAAATCAGATGCAAACTTTCTCGTTTCCTTTCGAGACATCATTATGAATGTAGATCCAACGGCCATGACTCATTGTGTATAAAATGTGAAACTTCGGACAATGTTTGTTCATTCCAGATGATGATCTGACCTTCAAAACCTTTAAAATTTGGATAATAAATAAACCATGATTCCATTTCAGATGGATTTAAAAACCCGTCGTGTTTGTGCATTGCATATAAAAAACTGTATCTGGAACAACCGCGACCTTGAATAATCATTAAATCTGATTCATCCATCTTTACATCGATAGTTGCCAATATCAATACATCTTTATTCGAAAGCTTGACAGTTTTTGATCTGTAAGGCAATCCGGACCACATTCTTGGATCGAAATAATCTCCTTTTTTAAATCTCGTTCCGGATCGGATGGTGCAACCCTTTGGATGAAAATCATTCTTACAAAAGTTTGCTATTTCATTTCTCAATTCCTGAAAAAACGGAATAGATCCCAATGAAGTGCAGAGCTTTTCAGGAAAGAATGTTGGCTCTCCTTTCTTGGGATGGTATTGTGGGAATTTTTTGGCGAAAAGTATAATTTTACTCATTTTACTTTTGGAATTTCTTGGCCTGTTTCATTGGCTTGGAATTTTTCAGTAATTCACGGATCAGATTTCGTTCTGAAAGTTCGTATTGCTTGTCAAAATTTTCTGATTCGTTTTTTTGAACCGTGTACCAATATTTACTCTGGTAGTCATCTCCTGTTTTTCTGAAATTAAAGTCTGAAGAACGTGGAATTCCTCCCCGCAAGAAAACCAAAATTATTGTGGGCAAATGACTAAAAATATTTCTGATCATTCTTTGATGGGGCGTTTTTTCTGAAATTGAAATTATTTTAAATCCATGGACTTCTTCGCCTTCTTTAAAAAATGGTTTAAGATCCGGCTGTTTAAGTAACTGCAGACGTTTAATCTCAGTGTCTTTTTCTGAGATTATCCTGTCGCATTCCTTCAGTTGATTTTGTTGACTCAAAACCGTTGAATAATTCCTGGCGAAATGCCAAAAGCTTACATTATTTTTCATTGTTGATTGATTTTACTTGAAAATTTGGCATTTAAAATTTCATACTTGAAATCTATACTTCCTTCAATGACGTTCTTGATTCCTGATTCTGAAAATATCTTGTTGGCTATTTTCAGTTCTTCCTCATAGGAAGAAAAACGTTGTGTTGACTCGCTTAAAATAAGTGGCAACTTTTCTTTTGTTCCTCTGATCTGTAATTCCTTTACCGATTTTCCTTCCTTTTTTCGGCAGCGGATATCAAACATGATGTCCGCGATGAACAATGCATTTGTATTTGTCATTTTTATTCGATATTACCGATGAATAATGTTGGGGTTTCTTCGTTGAATCCGCAAAGGAAATGATCATAGCCGGATCGGCGGCCAATGTATTCAATTGTTCCTTTTTTGTAATAATGTGGTTGTATAATTGCTTTCCGGCGGTATCCTTCACCGTTTACCGACCATCTGAAATTTATTTTTGAAATCCCGGTTTTTTCAATCCGGATGCGATCTGATTCATTCCTGAATATAATCGCTATTGATTCTTGAGTGTCAGGCATGGAAACAGGGTTTAAAATCGTTTTCAAATTCTTGCTCGGTGATTGTAACCATTTCTTTAATCATTTTATGGTCGTGAAGGAATTCAACTGCAAATTCTGTTTCGCTGCAGAAAATGCGTCCAGGAATAAATCTTTTGAGCTGCACAGCTGGCAATTTGTTGAACTTTGCCTGCATAAATTTTCCTGCAGAAGTATTTGGGTTGGGCTTATACCAGGTTGCCTGCGGATGGCTTGTTTCCGATTTTACTGGAAATAATGACCAAACAGACGGATTTGGGTTGTTTGGAACAGTTTTTTCAAAAGCAATTGCTGACAGTCCAGTGTAATAATTTACTGAGGGAAAGGAAACTGAAACAATATCCTTTCCGGATTCCCTGTTTATGGCGTTTAGCAAAGTGGTCCGGGCATCCTGGGCAAGAAGAACCTGTTCGATTACAGACAGGAAGTAAATTCCGATCTCTGAGTTTTTTGGTGTTTTACAATACATAATTTATTTTGGTTTTTTTCATCAAAAATAAAAATAAAAAGTAAACAAAAAACTTTTTAACTTTGTTTAACAAATTACTAACTGAAGGTTTTCGGAACTATAAAGTAATTGGCTCGTCAAATTCACCGGAAATAATTCCTTCACGAAGGTCATTAAGTTCGGGGTATTCCAGCAATCTTTTTGCCAGCTCCATCTTTGGTGTTGCAAGACTGCTCTTGAAGTCGTGAAACATGCCTTTCTGGGCATCCATGATCAGTTGCTTGTACTTGTAAGGGTTTCTTGAATCCAGTTCTTCCGCGAAATGGACATCTGTGGTTTTTCTGATTTTTTCAGTCATATTTATGGTTTTTAGAATTCAATTCTAACTTGTCTTGCTTTTTGATGAAACAAATTAATTCTTTCCTGGATTACTTCAAAATATTCGGGATCAATTTCACATGCTGAATATTCGAGGCACAAATGCAGGCAAGCGATTACCGAGGTGCCGGCACCTATTCTCCAATTTGGTTTAGCGAATCGATGCAACAACCAAATTATTAGTTTAAGAGGTTTCATTGTGGGATGATATCTCTTTTCGTTTTCAGATTTATTTCCCTGCTGGACCATTCCCTCGCTCACACTTTTTGCCTGAAACATTCCGTTCCAAAGAAACGGAATCACAAATGAATCAAAATCAAATGATGTCCATATCAGTTCGCAATCATTGAAATCGTTTGATCCATTTACTTTATCCCAAATAATCCATCCTTTTGGATGTCTGGATATGAAGTCTTCAAATTCTGGCCTTCGGGGAGATTTGAAAGGAGTGCCAACAATTTCAGGAAAGTAATTGGCGCCAAAAACCAACTGATTTTTACTTACCCTGAATATGTTGGACCAATACTCATGCCCTGGAATACTGTTATCCCAAAATTTTTCAGAATAATTGTTTCCTTTCAAGAAAACTGTTGATCCCAACTTCTGTTTAACTTTTTTGTTCCCTGATCTCTTGGCTGCTTTTTTAGATTCGCCAATTCCATATCTTGGATCCAGAAATGCCAGATCAATAAATCCGTTGTTCAGGGAAGACAGATATTCAATCTGATCCAATTTTACTACTTCACTTGATAGTTTCATACTGTTTTAAAAATCTAATTCATCCTCATGTTTTTCAAACTCCATATTCGGTTGCATGGTATTTTCAAAACTGCTGTTTGCGTAACTCTCAACATCGATAAATTTAGTAAATTTCCCAATGAACCGCATATGGGCAGTGTCCGTGCTTCCATTCCGGTGCTTTGCAATGATAAGTTCTGCTGCACCAAGCGTTGGTTGACCTTCTTCGTCCTGGACCAAGCCGTAAACTTCCGGACGGTACAAAAACCCTATCAAATCAGCGTCCTGTTCGATTGCGCCTGATTCCCTTATGTCTGACAAAATTGGTCTCTTGTCTCCGCCGCGCGTCTCAACGGACCGGCTCAGCTGCGATAATGCAATAATCGGAAGGTTCAATTCTTTTGCGATTTCCTTTAGGTTTCTGGAGATAGATGAAATCTCCTGTTCCCTGGTGCCTGAAAAGCCGTTGGCATTTGCACCGTTCATCAGTTGAAGGTAATCTATAATGATCATTTTTATTCCAAATTCCATCACCATCCTTCGGGCTTTGGCACGGAATGAAATGATGCTCAAAGCTGCGGTATCATCTATGTATAATGGAGAAGTAACGAGTTTTCCGATCGATGCATGCAATTTTACAAAATCATTGTCATTGATGGTTCCTTTCCTGAATTTTTCCGTTGAAATTTCAGACTCAGCGCTGAATAACCGCTTGATTAATTGCGTAGAACTCATTTCAAGGGAAAAAACGGCAACTGGAATGTCATTTTCTACCGCCATGTTTCTGGCCAAGGTTAAAACGAACGCCGTTTTACCCATCGCAGGACGGGCAGCAATTACTATGAAGTCTGAATTCTGAAATCCTGCAGTGATCCGGTCCACAGATTCTATTCCTGAAGGAATTCCGGTAACTCCGCTGGTATTGTGCCTGGCGGACTCAATTTCTTCAATGGCCGTTTTTGCGATCTGCTGGACCTTTTTAGATTGTTTTCCAGTATAAGATTCGGTAATTGCGAAATGATTTTCTTCCGTTTGCTGAATCAGGTCAAAAACATCTATCGTTTCATCGTATGCATTCCGGATGGCAATCTGAGAAGTACGTATTATTTCCCTTTTCATGTGCATTTCGGCAACAATCCTGGCGTATGTCTCCACGTTTTGTGTACTTGCCACCCGCGAAGTAAGCGAGGAAATATATTTTAGGCCACCGGCCGCCTCCAGTTCGCCGCGCTTCCGGAGATGAACCGTAAGCGTAAGCAAATCCAATGGCTCTGAATCAATAAACATCTGTTGGATAATTTCGAATATCACCTGGTGCGACGGAAAATAAAAGCTATCCGGCTTCAGAATGTCTATTACAGTAATCATGGCTGTGCGGTCCATGATCATACATCCCAATACAGCCGATTCAATTTCGACTGCATTGGGAGGAATACGATCGCCATCGGAAATAATTCGAGGCTTTTTTTTAATGTTTTTCTCGGAGGAAGATAGTTCTTGATCCATTGTTGGTTGCTGTGGATGTATTTTGTACTAAGTTTTGATTATAAATCATTCCATCAATGCGGAAAATAATTTAATTTTTAATTTTGTTTCCTGTTTTTGTATTAAAAATTCTTCTATGTAGCTGTCATTTTTTTATCTGTTGAATCTTGACCAAAAATAAGCTGTTTTTTCGTCTCTTTCATTTCCATAGATGAACTTTCCATTGTACATACATGTACCGTCGTAAGCCAAAATCATTGTGTTTTGTCCATCATACATTCCAACATTCCCATTTTTAAAAACATGTATAGAATACGTATATCCATTTTTGTCAACACAGTATATAGTTGTGCATTCAAGCACATCGTCTATTTGAAGTCCGTATCCATTAATTCGTGAATAAAGCCTATCTTTCCAAGTTTCGATCGGGGTTGTTGTTACTAGAAGTGGCTTAATTTCCTCTGCTGAAAAAACACTCCTTCTTTCTTCATAAGGGAAGGGCATTTTTGTTGTGTAATCTATACTGTCCACCTCCTTGACTTCTTGAAATTTTGATTCTGGCTTCATCCATTCTTTGAATAGATATACTTTATCGTCTCCGATCATTGGCATCGAAAGGATCATTGTATCTGATTCGATTACTTCTACTGTGTTTTGACCCAATCCCTGAAACGAGATAAGCAATAGTGCTGTTAATATTTTTTTCATGATTTCAAATTTTTAAAGTGTGTATTTCTGTTTGCTCCCATCTTTCAGTGAAATAGCTAGTGTCTTTTAGTGTTCGGGTGGAGCCGAAATGAATAGGGTAAATGTGTTCGCTGAAAGAATTGAATTCAAAACTATATTTGTATTCTCCATTATCCGTGATGCGGAATGAAATTCTGTATTCTTGAAAACTCTTTTTGCAATTTCCAGTGCATCTTCATCTGTAATTGATGAAAGTGGTTTTAGATTCAAAAAACCCATAGATGAACCTGAAACTTTTTCATTCCTTCTTGTTGAATACCTTGAAAGACGGTAATCATTTATTTCCTGACCCCAATATTGGGCAAAAAATTTACTCTTATTTTCATGTGTGTTTTCCATGGCTATTTATTTTTAAAGTTCTATACATTCATGTAGATTTAAAAGGTAACACTTCTTGGAATTTTAACTCCTGCAGATTCAATACAGGCAATTATCAAATCGCACGACTTGTTCCCCAATTTTACTCCAGCCAGGCAAACATCCCGGCGGTCCAGATTCAGAAAGTCTTCAACGGTCATTTTTGATGAACCCTCCATAATGCCATAATCTAAACAGAAAATAGAACTTACAAATTTTGGGTCACTATTTAAAGTCACACTTATAATATCTATTAAAGGTTTTTGAAGGACCGGATTGTTAAGAAACAAAACAATTTCATGATTTTGCTTCACAAGAAACGACCTTTTCCTTTGAAACCACTCTACATCTGCATATTGATAAAAGCCAATGTCTGACAATATTTCATCAATCACTTTTATTTCTTGATTTGATTGATACACTTTGTCTGTTATCCTTGATAACGTCCTAAATTTTTCCACCATCTGTTTTTGCTTATGTTATAAAAAAATCTCCGAATATTTGTCGGCAGCAACATTGCTGGCGTTGAATGAATCTGACATTTCAAGAATTTTGTTTGATCGGTCCAATCGATCCATATATTCCTTTTCAGTTGGTTCCATTAAAAATTTATTCAATTCCCGCATGGGCACAAATGTGCAAATTTCTTGAATTTCAATATCCAAAACCTTGTAAATTGATTCGGCAGTGATTAAAGTCTGGATCCCGAAAAATGCGCAGTCAATGATTCTTCCCTGAAGGAAGTTTGATTTGGTAAAGAGGTTTGAATTTCCAACCGGCATGTAATAATCCCACTTAAAGTTCATCAACTCCTTGTACCAATGCGTTATGCTTGCCTTTTTGAGTGTGTAAACCTGCGGATGATTGACCTCTGAACGCGTAAAATATTTTACGTTCGGTCCATTTTTATCCACAACTCGGTCAATGAATGTCAAAATAGACTTTTCATCTAGGAAATCCACAAAAACAGAAACAAAATCGCTTGTTTTCCATTGGTTTTCCGCCAGTTTTTCATCCAAACCTTCCAGGATCAAATCCTGATGGTTATACATTGGCATTTTATACACTTGGGTTTTTATGCCGCATTCGTTCAGTTCCTTCAAAACAACGCCAAGCATATAATCTGAATGCGTTAAAACAAGGTCGGCGCCATTCAAATTATAGTTTACGTTTTCCCGGATAACCTGTACCACTTTGAGTTGTTGAGCAGGAATGATTGCAATTTCCCTTGAGTAATACACGTTGGTATAATCATATTCCACCAATACAATTATTTTGACTGCAGGGTTTATTTCCTTGATCCACTCAAACATTGATTTTCCTTCAACCTCGTATTTGATGTCGCAAAAAGGAAAGACAATTGTATCTGCCCACTTTATTTCGTGAGCTGCCAAATCAATAGGTTTTCTGTCTTTGCTTTCAATGTTTTGAGAAATTGCGTTGAATGCAATATTTGCCTTTTCAAAAGTATTCATCACAAGTGCGGGCAGAATCATTGTATAATAATCATGCGAAGACAAAACAGGATCTAGAATAAGAATATTCTTGTTTTCGTTGTCAACAAATTGCGCCCGGTACTGTTCCACGTCTTTCAGTGAGCGCATGTATTTTGAAATTAATTTCATTTTATGATTTTTAAAAGTAAATGGACAATTGCCAGTGATATGAAATAAACTTGGAACACAGCAATAAAAAAATCGGTTATCAGGTTAAAATATTGTTCAAATCTACTTTCGTTTTCAAGACCTGTATGTAAAAACAATAAAATACAAATAAAGGACAAGGTTCTCTTTATAGCATTAATTAATAAAGAGTTAATGTATTGTAATTTATTGTTGATAAACTCCCTCATAAATCATTCTTTTTAAGTTCGACAATCATTTTCAATCCGGCCTCCGGACTGCCCTGTATTTCTTCCCAGCATTTCACCAGATTTTTATTGGTCATGCGGTCCAGCGAACAATAGATCCTATCAATGATGTCCATTTTTTTCATCCTCCATAGTTCTTGCGTTTCAATTGAAAAAGCCCTCATTGCAAGTTCTGTTTCGTTGGCAATTAAATGGTTTGCAAGTTTGTTTATCCTGGAAAACAAAACGTAGTTTGAAGTACTTTTTACGCAGGAAGATTTTGTGTTTGCCAAATAATCAGAAAGGCTTGACGAACGGGGAACATCTGGATCAATCATAAATTTTCGCTTTTGTTAAATTTCAATGTTCATAAATTCCTGAAACGCTCCTTGGGTTGCCATCATATTCGTCTGCTGTTTGTTTGGTTCCGATTTGATATTCCAAGTGTTTACAGCTTGGGTCAATGCTATTTTCCAATTCACCATTTTTTGTGTTCCAACCTTCCAGTTTCTTTGCCCGTAGAAAGACATAAACCGGTCTGCTAAAATTGTTTGTTGGGATAAATTTAACACTTTTTTAAATCGGTGAGCATTTTCGCGCAAATATTTTAAAACGTCTTCCAGTTCAGGAGCAATGAACTTGATTTTTTCAAGCCGGTAATCAATTCCTGATTGATGAATCTCTTCGACTATATATATAAAAGTCATTTCATCTTCCGGAAATTTCAATCCCAGGTGCTTGAAGAAAAATGAATGATTAACAAGTTCTGTGATTTTTTTTTCAGTGGAAAATGATAATGTCAACAGTAGTTTTGCTTGCTGAGATAATTTTTCAAAAGCGGGTGAATTGGTTATTTTCATCAAATATTTGGATTTAATTTAAAAAATGAAGATCTGTCCCATTTAATGCCAACTGGCACAATCCTGTCTCTGGAAAGAAGATTGTCGTAAACCTTTCTTGAAAAAATACCAATTCGGTCCGTTTGTTCATTCCATAAGGTTCCTATTCCATTTACGGGATCGAAAGAAATCATTGAAAAATCATGTCTTACCATGATGTCAATTATTTCGACGGATTTGTATTTTCTCATTTTTAATTATGTTCCTTAGTTATTTAAGTATTATTTCTAGCAGGTAACTAGCACTTGGTGATAATACTACTTTAGTGCTTGGTCTAATCTTGCAAGAACAACTAATAGCGTGCTACGTTTAATGTCACACTTCATAGCATTGTCGAAATCATCTACTTTTTTATACTCCTCAATATGGTTATATAGTTGTTCAATTCTATTAACTATATCCATTCTCATTTTTTCAATTCTTTCTCTTAATGTTTCTTTCATTGTGTTTAAATTTTACTGAACTATCGTTTTCTGCTTAGATTCAACTTTCCTGCAAGGCACATCACCGAGCCTAATCGTTACACAGGAAGAACAGTTGGGAAAATTTCTTTAAGTTTCTCCAAATCGGATTCGTTTTCAAAAAAAAGATTCATTCCCAACTTCATTGCGATACTTATTTCAATTTTTGCACCAGGAGAGTCTTTCCAATTTGCCAATGCATACACAGAGTCGCATTTTAGCATGGCAACCAGATCCTCCCTCATAAATGAATTCCATTTTTTGTCGTGGAGATGGGGAAGTCTGAGCGGAGAAACAGGACACATGCCCATTGATTTTACTTTCTGTTCAGCTGCTTCAAAAAGTTTGGTATAAACATCAATTGGTAAATTTCCTATTTTTCCGGCGATATAGCATTTCATTGATTCGGAAAAAGGATCCACAATCGTAAACAACTTTATCTTTTGGCTGTATTTTATTGTATTCCTTATGTAATCCCACACGTTCTTTTTATATAACGCTGATATCGTTTCTATGTATTTACCATCATACAATATGGTGAATTTTTTGTGTTTTTTTTTCATATTTATTTAAAAATTAGATTGATTTATAAATTTACCTTTTATTCCGCAGTTCCTTAAAATTTCTACATTCTCTTTTCCAAAGGCTATCAATACACTTGGCGCTCCTGCATTTGATTTTGCTCTTTCGCCAGAAACATAATGGAAGAACAATCTGCCTTTTATAAAAAGCATTGCATCTGCCTTGTCCCAAACAAAATCGAAAAACATTTCCGTTTCTGTACGGGCAAAAATAAGTGCTATTCCATTATTGTGTTTTACAAGTTTTTCGAGCCAAGCGCCAGCTTCTCTTCCGTAAGGAGGATTTAACCAAACTCTGCCGAACCAATCTTGCTTTAATCCATCTACATTTTTAGAGAAATGATGTGTTCCGGTATTCCATGGTCGATTTATCGGAGAGCATGGATCAAGGTCGAATTCACCCAAAGCGCTTAATAATTCGGGCGGAGTCAACCATTCATCATTTTTCATAACAGCGGATTGATGACTTCCCATTCCATTTTTTCCCATTTAATGATTTTTAAAATGATTTTAAAATTGTCCCTCCAAAGGAAAGGGTAAAAAACTGTTGTCTCGGTTTGAAATCAACGATTCCAGTGTGATTTTACCCATTGTAATTTGCTTTGCATGATCTGCACATGGTATAAATCCGGTAAAATTTCCATTTAAGGTTGCAGCTTTCAATTTCCTTCTGTCAATTTTTGAGGGCTTCATTTTCATCATCATCCCAGGAGTAAGTTCGCAAAACTCCTTTATACAGCAGGGTGGATATCCAAGTTTAATGCCTAACGGTTCATTTTGCTCTTTCCAGATTTTCTTTTCACTTTCAATGTTCATATTTTTAAGTTTAATGGTTATTAAAAATCATATTTTAGTTGGAATGTAAATCAAATATTAAATTCCTGAATGAATCTCTTTAATGCTGCATCAGAAGTAAACACTTCTACCGGACCATTAGTTCCTTTAATTCGGCATAGTATCTCTGTATATCTTTCACTAAAACTCAAAGGATAAAACGAAGAAGAGCTTTGATAATAACGGATAAACACAAATTGAATATGAATTCCCCGTTTGCTTTTCGGGTTTACAAACTTAAAGAACTGGTCGGTAACTTTGCATTCTGTTAAATCTGAATCCCGGACGAATCTATATCCTCTGTGTCCAGTTTCAGAAGGGCGCAAAAACTTATCTATTCGATCCTGCTTACCTTTATCCAACCACGTATCTATATTTTCTACGCAATCTGCGGCATTTATATTTGGTACTGGCTCAAATTCTGGGTATTCTATCAATTTACTCATATTTTTGATTTTTTAGTAGTAGTTAAAAACTGGATCACCGCTAGTTGATATGATTTATTAATTATTTTTCCTTCAATACCGGTTTCAAAATCCTTTGCTGAAACAACCTCAGATATTTTGTCTTTTAATGAATTTTTATCAAAATTTAGGCGAATATAATCTTTTGCCGTTTGCATGTATGTTAAATTCTGATTTTCTTTTAAATATTTTTTTTGGACCAGCGCATCAAACAGTATTTTAGGTAAATATGAAGTGTAATCCTCCAATTGTTTTTTAAATTCGGCTGGATTATTTTTCCTTAATGGTAAAATTTTATTAAATTTTTCAATCTGAAATGAATAGTCAATCTCCGTTTTAGAATCTACATCCAGTCCGTCTGAATTGTTTACTGATTCAATAACCTTGCACATTGCGGCTGATTTTAACTTTAAATATTCATTATGCCATTTTGAAAAATTAGTGATCGATAGAGATACCAACAATTCATCCGGCGGGTTCAAATTTCCCCTGATACCCATATGAACAATCAATTGACATTCCTTTAAGGTGATATTTGGGTATTCTACATGAATTTCAAAAGCAAACTGCAGCATGAGTTCTTTCCTGGATGCTTCGCTTATTTTTGAATTCAAATGAATCAAGGCAGATCCAACAAACAATCCTATTGCATTTTTGTATTGATCCTTTGCGTTGTCATACATCCACTTCATATTTCTGAAACAAGCCGCCAGCGCAAACTTTTTATGATAGTCGGAGATTGGTAATGAATTTATATCAATCAGGTTTCCTGTTGAATTCTTGATAAATGTTCCAGTTTGATATGAATTTATATTCAACTGCGGCAATTCATTAACGCTTAAAAGTTTGATCCCGTTTTCCATACTGAAATGAATTTTAGTTATTCCTTTATTTCTGAAAAGAGATCTTTGACGGTGCAATTTAGAGCTTGTGCAATCCGGATAAGAATTTTGAAAGTAGGCGTATTCTTATTTTTACCGTTGCACAGATTTGACACTTGCTGGTATTGCACTCCGGAATGTTCCGAAAGTTTTGTAATACTCATTCCGCGCTGCAAGCGGACCTCATTTATTTTGAACTGGATTTGTATCATGATTTTTTATTTATTTGTAAATAATTATTTTATATCAAAATATCTTTTCAATATTGAATTTTGCTACATTTTCCAAATGAGAACTTGAACGTATTTTTTCAATTGTTTCTTGTATTTTTTCTACATGAAAAAACCTACTCATGACATCAATTTCATTTTCTTTAAATGAAGCAATTTGATAATTTCCATCTTGAAAAAAATAAGAATATAAATCATCATAATTCCCTTTATCAAACCATTCTTTAATTTGATAATAAGAATCCTCAAACCAATCTAGTTCTACAACTCTCTTTGCTTCAATAATTTCTTCTTCAAATTTCCCGCTTTGTTCTAAACCTATTTTTTTTAAGGTAAAAAGAAAATCATCCTCTATTTTACCTGCTAATTGCAATAAAAATTTCACTTCACTTAAATATTTTTCTACTTTTGTATGAGTTAATTCTGTTAACCTAACTATTTCTTTTTTAATTTTTTCAGATTTAGCGTGGCTGTATAATTCACCCTCTTTTATTTCGAATTCAGCCTGAAAATTCATTAAATATCTTGCCCTTGCAATTATAGCTTCTTCATTTGATATAACTAAATAATTATCAGTAGCATCCTTTAATAATTGTCCATTAATTGAGACCCAAAACCCACTGCCGCATTTAAGCAATTTAACTGGTTCATCATTTGGTGATAACTGAACCGGATTACCAATGTTTTTTAAATTGATAGAATCTAACAATTCTTTTGTCAAACCTTCCTTTTCTAATTCTTTATATTTCATAATTTGTTGGGGTTTTATTAACTATTTTGAATACTTCTTTGCTATCTCATTCAGCCGGTCCATGGGTAACGGTAATTTTTTCTTGGCTGGATTTGGAAGATGAAACGGACGGCGAAGAAAATCTGTCTGAGTCTGGAGAACAAACTCATTTTTACCAATCTGATAATATTCCTCTCCAATACTACCGATCAAAAAACCTATTTTATGCCCTTTCTCGTACGACTTAACCTTGTTTCCGTTGGAATCAGTCGAAACAAGTGCTTCAGTAGCTACAATCTCTTCCTTTTCGCTGTCCTGGCAATATATAACTCGGTTTTTATAAATCACCTTATGAATTTTATTCACTTTGGATGCATATCCTGCAGACTCAAATAGGTCGCTTATCATTTTTACATGATGTTCACCTCTTACATAAATTCCATCCACCCAAAACATAACGAACTCCGATCCTGCCATTTTTTGAGCGGAAACCATCAGATCACTTACTTTTTTGCAGATCGTAAACCAAATGTTTTCAGTTTCCGAATTTTTAGTATCTGGTAAAAGAATCATTTTCTTTCCCTGGAATCGATATGTTTTTGTTTTCTTGGCCAAGGATCCCAAAGCCATCAACCTAACCGTTTTCCTCATGGCATCTGGTCCAGACTTTTTACCTTCATTGTAAATTTCTTCAGTTATCACATTCAGCATTTTGGCTGTTTTCCAGTATGCTTCATCGATGTCTACCTCATATACGTCATTAAACTCTGTACCATTCGGAAATTCCTGTGTTGCCACATATTGTATCTGTGCTGCACCAATGGGATCAATAAAATTCATGAAAATATTCTCTTTTTTGACGTGAGACTTAACCTTTTTTATGAAGTTTATTTCGGTCTGATTCAATTTTTCCTTGAATTTTGATACATAATCCCAATCGTAAAAATCTGTTTTCAATGTATAGCTACCATTCACTCCCTCCAGATCAAAGGAAATTCCTTTTGATTGAAGCCACATTGCCTTTTCAAAAACAATCTGGATTGATCTTAATTTTTTATTCTTTGCCATGATTGCTTATTTTGGACCGGTTCCTTGTTGATTCCAATATGCAGAAAGTGTTGATTCATCATAATCAAGCACAAGTGTATAAACAGGAGTACGCAATCGATGCTGCGAACGATAATTCGAAACTTCATTTATAAGTAATGAAATTGCCAGAGAAATAGCAAGCCAGTCTGTAGATTTAAATTCGCTGTCGTTTGAGAAAGGATTGTAAATCTTAACCTTTTTAAATCTGCCAGTGTCAATATTACTTTTAATTTCTTTTTCAAATTCCCAATGCGTTACTTCATCCGTATCTTGTCCTTGTAAATCCGGCAATTCCATTACTATGCCACCCTGATTTATATCTCTTACCGGAAGATCCATAATAACATTCAACCCGATAATTTCTTCATTATTCCTAGATATTTCTTTTGAAATATTAAGAGCTGCGGTATTATCAATTGGTTCCCAAGAATGAGTTTTCTTATTATAAACTTCTCCTTTTTTTATAGAGGAAATCAAATATCGGTTTCTGTTTTTCAATTTTTGACGGGATTGCTTTAAATTCACATACTTTTCCGAATACTTGAAAGACTTCACTTCAATTTTACTAACCTTCTTCTGCAATAAAAGTTTTTCCCGTTCAATCTTTTTAATTTGCCGGGAAGAAACTTTACCCTCATAAATTTTTTTATCTCGACGATAAATTTTCATTTTCAAAGCCCGTTTCTCCTTTGTCAATTTTTTCTTGGCCTCAATTCTTTTTTGCCTGGACTTTTCTGTTTCCATAAAAATTATTTTTACAAATATAATAAAAAATACCTTTTAAAAAACATAGCCCCCCTTTTTTTTTCCAACCAACCAACAGACGCTCCAC